CGCTCACAGCTTAACTCACAGCTTTACTCACAGCTTAACTCACAGCTTTACTCACAGCTTTACTCACAGCTTGACTCACAGCTTTACTCACAGCTTTACTCACAGCTTTACTCACAGCTTGACTCACAGCTTTACTCACAGCTTGACTCACAGCTTTACTCACAGCTTGACTCACAGCTTTACTCACAGCTTGACTCACAGCTTTACTCACAGCTTGACTCACAGCTTTGGTTAAAATCTTTAAAAGATATAAGTAAGTATAATAATACGTATTTACTTGCACTTAATGTTTATAGTGATGTCTACTTTTCTTGGTATAAATTTATTCAGGATGAATTTGGTATAACTACTACAGATAATGCCACTAGGTTAGATGAGTTTTATTCTCTTCAAAAAGAATCTGGGGTGTACTGTAGTATATTTTCTGAGGCTCTTTGCATAGTATCTAAATATCCTAAAAAGATTTACAGAAATCAAAATAATGATTTACATAATTTAAGTGGAGTAGCTGTTGAGTGGGGAAACAGTATAGATTCTACTAAATGGGACTGTTATTATATAAATGGTAGAAATATGCCTTCTTGGATATTTGAAAAGTATAAATCTGGAGAATTAACTAAAGAAATGTTTATAAATGAAGAAAATGAAGATATAAGAGCTGGTATTTATGAGGTTATAGAGAGTGGTGGAGAGGGTAAAATGTTAGACTTTTTAGGTGCTGAAGAAGTTGATTCTCAATCAGTTATTCATAAAAATGGAGAGATTGAGAAATTAATACTATACAAAACTAAAGAGTTATTTAAGGAAGAGGTTGATTTAAATGGAAAAAGTAATGTACCTTTGGCATGGTTAAAGATGATATGCCCTTCTACAGAAACAACTTATCTAATTCCTTCTGATAGTAGTTTTACTAATGCAGTGAAGGCTGCTAAGTATCATAGACCAGAAGGTATACCTTTTGATTTAAATTATTCTTGGAATTTTAGAAACTAATAATAAAAAAAATAAATATTATGAAATACACAAACAAAAGTAATGGTCACGTAGGTGATGTTCAGTATTTTTCTATTGATAAATTACCTAATGGTGCAAAAAAGGTTGAAAATCAACCAGTTGCATTTGGAGAAAAGTCTGGTCATATTCATATAAATACAGGAGACTGTGAATTATATGAGTTAAATAATGAATTTTACTTAGTAGTAGGTCCCGATGGTGCATTATCTCAACATATCCATCAATCAAACATGAGAGCAGATACATATACTAAAAATGTACCTGCAGAAAAAGCAGATCATAATCCAGGGATCCTTTCTCCTAATACAATTTATAAGATAGGAATTCATAAACGTAAAAAGCATTTTTCAAAAGTTTGGGAAAAAGTAATAGATTAATATAATGATAAACTTTAGCAATAAATCAGAAGAATCTAAGAGTAGTTTACTCAAACCCGGTTATAGGGTGTTAAAAATGGGAAAAATTGATGAGATGGGGGATTATATTCCTCCATTTTCATCTGGTATATCTAAGAGTGGAAAACCTTATATTTTAGTAACTCTACGAAATCCTAAGACAGATTTTATCTTTAGAGATAATATGTTCTTGACTGAGAATACTTTATTTAGAGTAGAGTACTTACATAAAAAGATGTTTAAGTCTCCAATTCCTGAAAATTTTAGTGATGAGATTAGTCTATCAGATTATCTAAATACTAAATATATAGAGAACTATGATAAAGATAGCCTACATAACTTCGTTATTTCAGGAGAATATAGAGAAGATGTCCTTGAGTTAAGAATAGCATTTAAGGAATTCTATAATCCCCCTGCATTTAAGGAGAGGGACTTTACTGAGAGAGAAGAAAAAATCTATATTAAATAATGAGTAAATCAAAACAGATGTACTCCCAATTCTTAGAAGAGGATTGGGAGTATTCTTTTCCTAGGGAAAGAGCACTTATTCAAGCACAAGAAGAATATGAGTATAATATGCTCAAGAAAGAATTATTCAGTAACTTTACGGAAAATAAGAAATATGTTAGAGCAAATAAAACCCTCAGTAGTAAAGGTGCTATCAAAGCAACATCTCAATTTAAATCATTATTGGCTACTCTTAAGATTAAATCAAGGAGTAGGGGAAAAGTCAGACGATGAGGCAAGTTATCAGGCATTAGAGAGAAAGTTATTTGTGATAGATCAAAAGATTACTCCTAAAGGTAAAGAGTTCTTGGAGGCTTTGTTACAACAACCTAGTGAAATAATAGTCAAAAAGACAGCCCCTATAGACAATTCTCAATTTGAGGAGTTCTGGGATATGTTCCCTAGAAATGATACATTTGAGTATAAAGGAAAGAAGTTTCAAGGCTCTAGGGCCCTAAGAACTGGTAAAAAGGATGAGATGAGGGCTAAGTACTATAAGATACTAGCTGAAGGTGTATATACACATTCTCAGATATTAAATGCCTTGAACTCTGAGATATCTCAGAAGAAGGAGAACTCATTTAAGAGTAATAGTAATAAGCTATCATTCCTTAATGCTATGCCGGCATACCTAAACCAAAGAATATTTGAGTCATTTATTGAGGAATCTCCTATAGAGGAGAAAGAAGATACTTCCGGAGGAGTACTAATATAATGAGCAATTTTGATTTACTAAAAAGAGAGGTAGATTTAGGTGTATCTGGTAAGAATAGAGGTATACCCATGGGTTTTGAGAAACTCAATAAGTATATAAGTATTCGTAAGAGGATATATAGTATAGTATTTGGTTCTACAGGTTCAGGTAAAACATCTCTTGTACATGATGGGTGGATACTCAATCCTTTTGATTATTATATTGAGCAAAAGAAAAAGAACAACTTTATCAATATGAGAGTAATCCTCTTCTCCATGGAGAGAAGTAAGATATATACTCTTGCTAAATGGATAGTAAGAAAGATATACCTTGATCAAGGAGTACTCATTCCTATAGGTAAACTCTTAGGTTGGTGGGATGGTAATAAACTTACCCACGATGAACATGATATGTTTCTTTTATATGAAGATTACATAAATATGTTAACTACTGAGTTTGTGGATATTATAGAGGGTGCTCAGAATCCTACGGGTGTACATAAGTATCTTAAGCAATTTGCTGAGAAGAGAGGTAAAATACAGGAGATAAGTGAGTTTAATAAGTTATATGTCCCTGATGATGACTCTGAGATTGTTGTACCAATAATAGACCACTTAGGTTTAACCAAGGTTGAGAAGGGTATGAGTAAAAAAGAATCCATTGATAAGTTGTCAGAGTATTTACAACACAGTAGGGATTTTTATGGTTATACTCCGGTAGCAGTATCTCAGATAAACAGAGACTTAAGTAACCCTATGTATGCAAAGAGCACAGAGTTAGAACCTAGCTTAGACCAAATTAAGGAATCTGGTAGACCTGCAGAAGATTCTGATGCTGTAATATCACTATTTGACCCTTTAAGGTATAATACTACAGATAAGTACTATAGTGCTGAAAAGATGGTAAATAAAGTTAGTGGGGCCAAACACTTCAGGTCTCTTAAGATTCTTAAGAACACTTACGGAGAGGATGATATTAGAGTAGGTATGGCTTTTCATGGTTCTACAGGAACATTTGCAGAACTTCCTCATGTTAAGTATATGGACAATTTTAATTATGATTCTCTATTCTCAGGAGAATATTTCCTAAAATCTAAGATAAAAAATGTTTGATATACATAAATCTTTCCTAGAGAGAGAAAAAATACAGAGTAAGGCTGTAGAGTTATCCAAGTCCAATAATTCAATCAGGTTATTATGGTGTACAGGTGTTGGTAAAACTGCAGGGGCTCTTAAGATAATAGATGCCAGTAAAAGTCCATTACCTTGGATAATCTGTGTACCAGAGATACCTTTAATTGAGAACTTTAAACAGGATATAGTTAAGCATGAGTTTACCAATCTCCTGGATAGTGGGAAGATTAAGGATATTATTTGTCATGCCTCTATAAAGAAGTATGAGGGGCAATCTGTTAATATAGTTATGGATGAAGCACATCATGCTTCTGACTTAAGGTCTGATATACTTAAGACTATAAAGTCTGACCAAAGAGTATTTTTATCAGCTACCCTTAATTGGGATGTAAAACAGAGATTAGATGATATATGTGATTGGATAGATTATGAGGTATCTCTTACAGAGGCTATAGATAAAGGTATTCTCCCTGAGCCTATCATTAATATAAACAATATAGTACTTGATGATGTAGCTCTTAACCAACCTTTTAAGACTAAGCAAAAAATAACAATGCTTACGGAGAAAAGATATTATGAGAAATTATCAGATACAGTAGATTATTGGAAGAATAAGTATGATAGAGAAGGTTCTCCTTGGCAGTATAAGAAGATGTTATTTGCTGCAGTAACCAGAAAACGCTGGTTGGCGAATATCAAGACAAGATATGCTAAAGCTATCATAAATACGGTTAAGAATAATCGTTTTATATGTTTTTGTGGTTCTGTAACTCAGGCAAGAGAGCTTGGGGGTAAGCAATCAGTTCACTCAAAGAATACCAAGGAGAAGAACTTAGAGATAATTCGTGAGTTTAATGCTGAAAAAACTACCAGCTTATATGCATGTCAAATGCTAAGGGAGGGTCATAACCTAACAAATATTGAGAGAGCTATTATAATTCAAATAGATAGTGAATCTTTATCATTATTTCAGATGTTAGGTCGCTCCTTGAGGTCTATAGAGCCGGTGATTGATATATTAATAGTAAAGGATACTATTGACACTAAGTATTTCTCTAAGTTTTTAGGTGAAATACCTCAAAAATATATACGTCAAAAATATTTCTAAATGAAGCAAAAATCAGTAAATTTGTAAATAAAATAAGAAAAAAAATGAGTAACAAAGAAAAACAGAGGCATGACTATGGAAAGGTATTAATCCTTTCACAATCCGGAAATGGTAAAACATTTATGGGAAAAACAGCAGATTTTGAGAGTACCGGCTTTATTAATATTAGTCGTAAGAGTTTACCATTTAAGGGCACCTTCAAGTATATGGGGAAACCAAAGACATGGGAAGCTTTCCTAAAGAATTTTAAGGATTATGTAGAGAACTCTGAAATTAAGAACATAATCATTGATGATATAACTATGGCTTTTGATGCACTCTTACAGATGTGTCAGATGAATCTGAAGGGTTATGATGTATTTGCAGCTTATAATAAGAAATTACCGGAATTCTTAGACCTCCTAAGAGATGCTCAAAAGGATATAATTGTTACAGGACATGATGAAATTCTTCTCCTAGAGGGATTTAAGCAAAAGAGGGCAAAGGTTCATGGTAAGCAATTTGAGGGTGCATTAGAGAAATATTTTACTACTGTACTATATGCAGATAAGCGTATGAAGGAAAGTAAGCCAGAGTATTTCTTACGTACATTTGAGATGGATACATCAGCAAAATGCCCAGAAGGCCTCTTCTCCCCTAAAGGAGAGGGTGATACACCTCTTGAGATACCAAATGATGCAGGTTTTATATTTAAATCATTAGAAGAATACTATAGTTAAAGAAATTAGACCGAAAGGCCAAGGTAGCGAAGACAGGGCTATAATAGACTGAAACACCTTCTAAATCGTATGTTAGCACAGTTTGAAAGTCTGGGGGTAATTTAAAACTTTCTCTAACAAAGTAATAATAAATAAATAAATAAATAAGATGAAAACTCCAAAAAGAGAACAAAAAAGTACGGGTGGTCAAATTTTTAAGAATATTGGATTAGGTGAGTTTAAAGTATTAGCTTTAAATCCTGATATGATGACTTATTTTAAGTTAATGGACATTTCTGAAGAATCACAAGAGAAGTTTAAGGAAACAGAGTATGTATCTGACACTAAGGATGGTGATACTATGATTCGATTAAACTTTATATGTGAGGAAGTAAATACTAAGCAGAAGTTTAATATGAACTTTAATTTGGTTGATAAAATTAGGGTATCTCAAAGTGGTAAAACACAGTGGGTAAATTCTGTAGGTGATAGTGCGTTTGTTGATAGTGCTGATAATCTTCAGTCTTGGTTTAAGGAATTTCAAAGCAGGGATAAACAAAAATTAGCGGATAAAGAATATCGTGAAGCACATCAAGGTGAGGCTGAATTGTATACATTTATGCGTACATGGCTTCAAGGAGTAGATTTCTATAATCCTGATGTAAATATCCTTCTTGATTGGAATAAGTTAATGAGAGGTAATTGGAAGGAGATAGCTTCTCTAATTAATACAGATGAGGTTAACACATTTGTAGCTATGGTTGAAGTAAGAGTTGTAGAGAAAGAAGGTGAAGATACTAAACATTATAGTGGTATTTATTCTCGTTCATTCTTACCTGGTTATAAGATGAGGTTAATTCGTAATAGTATAACTTCTGGCGTAGCTCTTACAGATAAAGGTATCATTAAGTTTAAATCTGATATAGAGGGGGAATATGGATGTCGTAATTTATTTGAGTGGGCAATCATTCATGAATTTAATCCGGATACTCATATAGCATCAGGTACCAAAGTACTAAGTACAGATGATAATAGCTACTAAAGTTTTTCTTTAATACATACTATAGAGGGCCTGTTTCTACAGGCTCTTTTTTATTTTTATTATTAAAGGACTGTAAAATGAAAATACCCAAACAAAAACTTCTAAAGAAGATGCCCGTAAAAATTGCAGATTTATGCAGGGCAACATGTAAGATTATATTGGAAAAAGGTTCTATAGATGAGATATATAAATATGGAGCTGATATAAAGTTAAAAAATAGTATATGTACACATTGTGCACAAGAAAGTCCAACTATAGATTGTGATGAGTATACAATATGTGCTATATGCGGATCAAATAAGAATTTATGAAGATATGTACATGCAATAAATGTGATAGGATATATGAGGACTTAGACCCTGGTAAAAACAGCATAGAGTATCCCTTTATTGATATAACACCTCTAACTTATAGAATTATATTTAACAAAGGAAAGATTGTGGATAAGTTTTGGGCCTGCCCTACATGTTATACAGATGCTTACCTAACAAATAACATAAAAGAAGATGCAGAAGAAATACACAGAGATTAATATTAGGAGAGTTGCTGAAAGGTTTGCTGAAGAATGGTTTAAAGAGCACTACGAACACTCACTTACTCCGGGAGAACTGTATGATACAGAGCTTGTAGAAGGTCATGGGCTTTATGTAGTACAGAGTATAAAGCCTCACTTAGCAAATATTTTTTTCAACAAGGTAGCTGAGTTTGAGGAAATTATCCTAACTTACGAAAAAAAAACTAAAATAAGATGAAAGTCATAAATTTTGCATTCTCTAGTGATAGTGATGATTTAGACTATCCTAAACTTGTATATAACTACATAAAGAAAAAACAGTATAGAAGTATTCAAGATGTAAAGGAAATAAGTAATTTTATGTTTACAGTCTTGAATGATGAGGATAAAACATATTATCAGACACCTGTATATGAACATATACAGACACTAAAGAACATAAAGAAGGACCTAAAGATTTATTCACCTAAACAATTTATAGAACAAGAAGGAAAAATATGAATCTCCCTAAGAAAGAAGAGATAGTTCAGTTAACTTTTGAGAGTATCTTAAAAAAGATTAGTGATTATGATATTTACCGGTTTTATGTAGGGTCAGATATTCAGATAAATAGAGCTATATGTTCTCCTCTAAGGAAAGATAGTGTCCCGTCATTCATTGTAAAAATGGGTAAAGATGGGTATCTACATCACTTAGACTATGGTGATTCAAGATTTCAAGGTAGAGCAGTTGACTTTGTTTCTCAGATGTTCTTCTTAAACTATAATGAGGCCCTGCAGAAGATAAACAAAGATTTTGGCTTAGGTTATAAAGGAGAGGGTAAACAAGAGTATAAGAAGATTACTACTAATTACTCTAAACCAGTATTAGATATAAAGAGATATAGTCTTATCCAAGTATCCTCAAAGAAGTTTACTAATGATGGTTTAGCTTATTGGAATGATTATTACCAGGATATTGAAGACTTAAAGAAGAATAATGTATATCAGGTAAAAGAGGTATGGCTAAACAAAAAGAAGGTATTTATTGATAAAAATGAGCTATGTTTTGGGTACTTATTTAATGATTCTGCATGGAAAATTTACTTTCCTCACAGACCTAAGGGGGAAAAGTTTATAACAAATGTAGCCCTTAATGTCCCATATGGCTTAAGTAACTTAGATAAGAATCATAATGCTCTAATAACAAAGTCTATGAAGGATATGTTAGTGGCATTAAAAGTATACCCATATACTTGTGGGATACAATCTGAGAATATAGCTGCCATTACTGATGAAACAATGGAGTATATAAAACAGAACTCTAAACTACAGTACCTAAATTTTGACTCAGATGAACCTGGTAAAAAGGCATCATTCAGAGTAACTGAGAAGTATGGGATAAAACATATAAATGTCCCAGACTCATTACTTCTTGAGGGAGGTTCAGATTTAGCAGATTGGGCAAAGATGGAGGGTTTACAAGCTCTTAAGATGCATTTCACTCGTAAAAAACTATATAAATGACGCAAAAAAAGAAAAATAAGGAAGAAGGAGAAGTAATCAGAAAAGTTACCAGGACTTTTGCAGTTAAAAAATTAGTAGATAAAGATATATCACAAATTATCAGATCACACACTGAAAGAGGAGATAATCTCTTTATTGAACTTATTTTATCTGAGGGATTTCATGGTTATAACAACTATACAAATAAACAACTAAAAGAGTTCCTGTGGGAGAAAACAGGAGTTAATTATGAAATAAAAACAAAATAAAGAAAAGATGAAGTTATCAGAATTAATCAAAGCTACCACTGAGTTGCAGAAGAAGTATGATGGTGATTATCCGGTATGTATATCATGCGAAGGGCACCTTCAGGAAATATCAGAGTTATTAGTTGAGAGTAAACAATATCTTAAACCAAGTTCTGAGGTGTACATACCTACAGAAAAAATAATAATTAGAATACGTTAAAACATTTTTATGGCGCATAATTTGAATATAATAAATGGGAGAGCAAGTTTATTCGTAACTAGTGCTACATGGCATGGTTTAGAGAGTGAAGTATCTCAAATATCTACATCCGATGAGGTTATTAAGTTAGCCGGGTTGGATTATGAAGTAGAGAAGGTTAAAGTACAAGCATGTATAGAAGAAGATTGTAAAGAGATACCTGGTAAATGGGCTACTATAAGGACTGATAATAATACTCCTTTAGGGATTGTAGGTGATAGGTATCATATTCTTCAGAATAGGGAAGCCTTTAAGTTTATTGATGATATAACCGGTAAAAAAGAGGCTATATTTCATAGTGCAGGTGCATTAGGTAAAGGTGAGAGAGTTTGGATGACTGTAAAGTTACCTGAGCAGTGTGTAATAGGTATAGATGATGTAATAGAGCATTATTTCTTCTTGACAAATAGTCATGATGGTAGTAAGGCTGTAGAAGTCGCCTTTAGTCAAACCATGATAGTATGTGAGAATACCTTAAGATTAGCTCTTAGTAATAGCAAACGTAAGAGAGGTATACGTCATACAAGCTCTGTGATGAGTAGCTTAAATACCGCTACAGACCTTATGGGTATTACAAGATTAAAGATTCAGGAGATGCAAGAAGTATATACAGCTATGACTAAGGTTCAAATTACAGATAAGGAGCTTCGTAGGTTTATAGAGTTAGCAATGAAACCTGAGGTTGAACTTATAGGTGAAGATGAATATTCTAAACGTTTTAGTAATCAGGTAGATAGGGTTCTTGAGTACTCCCTAAGTGATGATACTCAGATTATTGATAGTAGGAAGGGTAATTTATATGGTGCCCTTAATGGTATAACCGGTTACTATAATAATGTAGTAGAGTATGATTCTGGAGCAGACAAATTAAACAATATCATGTATGGCATAGGTAATAAAAACTCTCAAAGAGCATTAGACCTGGCTATGAATGTTTTATCTAACGCAGTGCAATTATCTTAAATATGGATTTTCAGAAGTTTGAACCAATCTTAGGTTCTTGGGGTAGAGTACTAAAACCTTTTATAGAGTCTAAAGAGTGCGATAATATTTATGCAACTCTTAAGGATTGTAGTTTAAATGGTAAAAAGATAGCTCCTCTAAGTATAAATACTTGGAAGGCTTTTCAGGAGTGTGACTATAATAATCTTAAGGTGGTATGTGTAGGGATGTGTCCCTACCATACCTTTAAGAACGGTACTCCTGTAGCAGATGGTAAGATGATGTCCTGTAGTATAACCAACACTCTTCAACCTTCCCTAGAAATCTTGTATAAAGGTATAGAGGAAGATATTGCAGATGGTATGGACTTAACCATGCAGAAACCTGCAGATCTTAATTATCTATCACTTCAAGGGGTATTACTACTTAATGCAGCCCTAACTACAGAGGAAAATAAGGCTGGTAGTCATATTGATCTTTGGAAACCATTTATGAACTACATGTTTAAGGAGGTATTTAATAAGTATAACAGAGGTCTCGTCTTTATATTCTTTGGTAAAGATGCTGGAAAGTATGAGAAACTACTTACCCCAATGCTACATTACAGCAAGGTAATAGAACATCCTGCAGCAGCATCATATACCGGTAAAGAGTGGAAGCATGACAATGTATTTTCATGGACAAATAACATATTAAAATCAAACCTGGGAGAGGAAGTTCACTGGATAAATAGTGAGCCTCCCTGGTAATTAAAAAGATAGAAAAATGATAATTAACGAAAGAAAAGCAGCCGAAGTACTACAATCAGAAGTAAATCAAACAGTAAATATGACAATTGATGATAAGGATAAGAGTGTCCTTATGATGATTTTGTCAGAGGGGTTATATTCAGACCCAATAGGCTCCATGATTAGAGAGCTGACTACAAATGCCTTAGATTCACACATAGAGGCAAAGAATTCTGAACCTATTATAGTAGGTCTCACTAAGAATTCAGAGGGAGCTTTTGAGTTCTCTGTTACAGATTTTGGTATAGGTTTATCTCCTGAAAGGGTTGAGAATGTATTTAGTAAATATGCTTCATCTACCAAGAGAGGTAGTAGTGAGCAATATGGATTCTTTGGGTTGGGAAGCAAAAGTCCACTTGCTTATACAGATAGTTTTATAATAATCTCCACTTATGAGGGTACTAAGTATACCTATAATATGTATAAGGGTGAAGACGGCACAATGTTAAGTCTTCTACTTCAGGAGGACACAGAAGATAAGAATGGTGTAAAGATAATAGTTCCTTTAAGAACTAATGATGATTATTATAATTTTAAGGGTAAGATTCAGGATCAACTATGTTATTTTGAGAATGTATACTTTGATATAGATAATATATATCATGGAAAAGATACAACTTTCTCTAATGATTTTAAGATTATCAAACATGAAGACTGGAAGTTTTCAGAGATGTATGATGGAAATAGAAAAATGCATCTTTGTCTGGATAATGTAAGATATGATATAGATTGGTCTAAGTTAGGTATTGACTCTATATATTTACCTGTAGGTATTAGTTTCAAAGTTACAGACGGTATAACTCCAACTCCTAATAGGGAAAATATTATTATTACTCCTACAGTAAAGAAGATGATCTTAGAGAAGATAGAAAGAGTTGAGCTCTACTTTGCTAGTAAATATAATGCCTCTAGGAGTAATATATTTGAGGTTTGGGAAATGCTTTCTAATAATTATGAACCTTGTACAACAATAGAGGGGATTATGTTTGATTTATCTGACCTAAAGGATATATTAGATAAACCAAACATTGCAGGTATAGAGAAACTTAATCTTGAAAGGGTATATGATAGAAAGCATAACCTATTAGATTCTTATGCGGATAAGTCTGAGATTAAGAACAATAAGTATATAACAGACTCTAGTTTTAGAATAAATCTAAAAATAGATTATATTATTAATAAACAAGTAAAAGTAATTCTTACTGATGGACAACCTTTATCTAAGGTAAAGATTGATTATATTAAGGATACTATAGGTGATTGTTACTTTATAACTAAGAGTCATAAAAATAGAAAACTTCTTAAGTCAAGTAATGATTTTGATTCTTATGCAACTTTATTAAATTTAAAGAAAGACAATAAAGAGAATTGGAGACAAATAATTACTGAGTATCAGAGGATTGAGAGTATGATTGCTGATAGTTTTATTAAGGTTGAGGACCTGGAACCTACTGAAGAGTGGTTAGCTGAGAGAAAGGCTAATAGAAAAAGAGCCATTGTTACAAAAGTAGATAAAGAAGAAATCAATCCTAAAATAGCTGAAGAATCTTCTAAGAGTGATATAATTTGTAAATTTGTCTCAGAAGGCCCTCAAGTAATAGATACTCTAAACCAAGGTATATACATATATGACTTATATGACAATAGACCTCAGTTAGAGAGACTATTTAAAATTATTAACACGGATAAAACTATTAAGATAGCAATCTTAGTAAATCGGGATATTGAGAGAATTAAACAATCATCATTAACAAATTGGTTTTCATTTGAAGAATATATGAAGGGAGAACACATATCATTTGGTAAGTTTTGTACAGCACATATTATAAAGGAGTATCTACAAAAAACTCCGGTAATAAACTACTTATATAGTATAGAGAAAATAGACTCAGAACTTGCGGATAACATACATAAAGCAAAGAAGTATTATAAAGAATTACTTCGTTATAGCTCATTAGACAGTTATGTAATGCAAGATATGTTAGCCATCTGTACTGAGAAGAATTGTTGGGATATGGAGTATTATAATCTATTCAATGATATAAAAGATGCTGTCCCATATATAGAGTTTATAACTTGTTTAGAGGTAGAACATCGGCATCGTATTGATAAAGAGTTAACAGACAGAGCTCTTGAGTTAGCTAAGACGTTATATGAAGCAAATAAGAATAATACATTTTCATTACTAAAAGAAAAAGAAGAAAAAAATGAACAAGTTGAACTTGAAGATGAATCTTGTTAATAACTCGTTGATTATCATACTACCTGGGGGAGAACTTTTGTTCTCCTCTAATGGTAGTAAAGAGTTATTTAATCAGGTGTTGTCCTGTGAGACAATAGAAGAAGTTAAGTATTTAATGGTTCCTGAGCTCTCTAAAGAAGAGAAAGTATTTCAGGAGGAAGTAAAGAAGAATGAGGACTTAAAGAAGAAATTGGTATTAATTAATAATACTCCGGATTTTGAGCTAAGAGATGGGGCAGTTTATATGAAGGGAACATCTATATCTTTACCTAAGATATTGGTTGAGGAAATTCTAAATAAGCCAGATAGTTACCATGCACTTAAGAATTTCTGGACATTAGCACTGTTGAATCCTAACAGCTTAGCAAGAGAGGGTTTATTTGATTTCTTAAGGAGGGGTAACTTTACTATTACTCCTTCAGGAATGGTGCTTGCGTATAGGTGTGTACTATCGGTAGGTCCTAAAAATAAGAAATTAGTAGAGTTTATTAGTAATCAGTATGCAAAAATAAGACTTAGAAAAAAGGCTACCAGTGATTATTGGGTACATAAGGATAATAATGATAATTACTCTCTACATAAAGCAGATACAGTACTAAATGCAAGTCTTGTAGGTAATCTTAAGGATTTATATTTAAACCTTCCTGATTTAGAAGAAAATAAATATACTGACCAATATACTAAAACATTTGATATTCGCATTGGTAAAGAGGTATCTATGGATAGGAAGCTCACAGATGAAAGTGGTGCCTCATGTAGTAGGGGGCTTCACCTTGCTAGTAACTTAAGCGATTATGCACATTTTGGAGATACTAAGTTATTAGTAGCATTTAGTCCTCGCAATGTAGTTAGTGTCCCTGAGTCTGAGACTACTAAAATGCGAGTATGTGCATATATGCCCATAGCTGTACTAACTAATGATGATTGGAATATTCTTGATGATTTAGAGACAGTTGTAGCTATTGATGATTATGCTGTAGAGGAGATTGATAATATAGAGGAAATGTTAGCTAATACTAATGTACAAGAGCTTAAGAAACATTACATGATTAGTGATCTAAAGCAACCGGTTATTAATAAATTAATACTAGACTTAGAAAATATAAAGAATGAAATTAGCTCTCGAATTATTCAAGTATCCTAGTGTAATAAAGGATAACTTGGAAGAGGTTTATATTCAATCTGATATAAGTGATCATCTAGAAGGAAGTCAGTGGTACCCACTGGCTTCTTCTTTTTGTCAGACTATAGCAGAGAAATATAGTAAACCTTATATACAGATATGTGGGATTACCGCAGCACTCTCACCCCTAAAGGAGTGGGGAGAAAATAAGAAATTAGTGGAACAGTACTTAAATGGAGTACACAAACATACAAGTCTACAGATAAATAAGGCCCATGCTATCTGTAGAACAGAGTCTCATGATGAGATACTAAAGATCCTAAATGGGCCAAAGATTAGTAACTTCTTTGGTAATATCTATAACCCAAAGGATGAGAGATACTGTACTATAGATAGACATATGATTGCATCCTGTACAACTTTACCTATAGAGACAGTAACATCTGTACAGTATGAAAAATTAAAGAAGGTTATTTTAGAGTTCTCCTATAGTAAGAATTACTTACCTTCGCAGATTCAGGGAATATTATGGTTAACATGGAAAAGAATAAAACCAAAGTGGTATGATATCAAGGACAAAAACTAAGTTAGAATTATTTAGTACACCCGGAATATACTGGGTATTAGTAGATTTATTAAGGCAGTTTGATAAAGAGCACACAACAGCGTCAGCTAATGATGAGTATTATCTTCTTCAGATATATAAGCTAAAAAATAAATACGAGAATGAGATATTGGATAACAAAAGAGGCAACTCTAAACAGTTATATTTAGAAGATTCTATAAAGGAGGTAAAAGATGTACAAGCATAGAATACCTAAAGAAGTTAGGAATAGTGTCTTTGAGAGAGATGGTTATAACTGTGTAAAATGTGGTTCAAAATCAAACCTTACATTAGACCATATTCTACCAAAACGCATGGATGGTGAGGATAGTATTGATAATCTTCAGACCATGTGCTATAAGTGTAATCAAAAGAAACATCATTTGTATGAAGACTATATAACAGATAGAAAGAAGTTATGTACAAAGATGTACTTTATGATATGTGAGATTAAAAAATTAAGGTCTGAGAATGTTGAGTTACAAGAAAAAATAACTAACTTGCCAGGAATAATCAAATGGTTATTTAATATAAAATATGAGAAAAAGGAAATCTAAGAGTCCGGTAACCAGAAAGGATACTTCCCAAAAGGCAAGGAAGAAAGCAGTAGTGAAGAGAAAGAAGGTTGATAAAAAACCTAAAGACGGTTATTTCCGTAACATCTACTACGAAAGCCTCCAGGAGAAGTATACATTAGCCTGGTTATTTGAGTTAAAAGACTTAGGTTATATATCAGAGATAAAGAGAGGTGTATCCTTCTTATTATCTGATGCTGTTATGAATAACTATGTACAGCAACAGAAAAGGGGTAGTAAACCTATGTCTCAGATAATACTCAGAGGACATAGTTATACAGATGACTTTATAGTTATTGTAAATCAAAAGGCCCTCGGTAAATTCTTCTGGGAGCTTGGTAGTAATACTAAGTATAATAAAACTCTACTAATCTGTAATAGGTTAGATGGTTCTCTTGTATGTAGAATAGAGACTAAACCTAGGTATAATAGATCTGCAAGTGATTCTCTCCCTAAGGCTGTTGACAATATGAAATGGGTATTCCAGAAATATGGGATATTTGTTAACTTATTTATACCGGAAGAGCACTTTGAGAGAACTTTCGTACCTCAAGAGTATAGAAAAACAGAGGCAGGTAGAGATAGGTTAATCAAGTTTAAAGCACTCACCTTAAAAGAATATATAGAAAATGAGAGAACAAATAGTAAATAAGCTAAACTCCTATGAACCCTTCACACTAAGTAGTGAGGAAGTAAATTATGTAGTTAGGAACTGGATACAGATGCATTCTCAACATCATGCTATAATAGAGCTTAAGTTTGATCCTAGTGATGGAGTGTATGCTACTGTAGAAATAAATAAAGATTCAATATATAAGATATGATGAAGTATTATTATTGTCATAAGTACTACGATAAAAAAGGTCGTAGATTAAGTATAGTCGGGGAAATGTTAAACTCATCCAAACTTATTATAAGTACATGGGCCTGTAGTAAGACAGATAAGTTTAATAAAAAATTAAGTGGTCAAGTAAAGGATTTTGTTGTACATGGGTATAAAACATTACCGGAGATAAAGGAACTCACGGGAGTTAATATTAATACATACATGATAGATATTCCAGGAGAAAGACCACAGAAAGAATTTATGGAGTATATTAGGGAAAACTTTTATACATATGCTGAGACATATAGGATAAAAAGTATATTAGTACCTGCAAGTTTTGGAGAATTCCTAAAGTTAACAAATAAAATGTTTTGGTAATATGAATACAGTAAAGAAGAAAGAATTATTAACGGAGAAAGAATATAGGGATTTACCAGCCTTAAACTATAGTAGTATTAAGAGGTTTGTAAATGATAGAAAGAAGTTCTATAAAGAAGAAATACTTGGAGAACCTAAGAATGAGGATATTACGATGGCCATTATTACCGGTCAATTAGTGGATACTTTGTGTTTTGAGGGGAACTTTGAGGAGAAGTTTGTACTGGCATCTGTGCAACCTCCTACAGGGCAAATGTTAGACTTTGTTAATAACCTCTACAAAAGGACTCTAAAGAATACTGAGGGTGGAGAGATTATGTGCTCTATGCAGGATTTGCTAGAGATGGCATATAATGACACAGCATTTGATTCAGGTGGTAATCCTATTGCATTTAAGGGTAAACCCCTAGAGAAAGTAATAAGTATGTTTGAGGGAAGCGATGCTGAGTTATATTACAGGCAATTAAGGGCCTCAACCGGTAAATATGTAGTTACTACTAACCTTATTGAGAATGCTGAGGCTATTGTTAATGAGTTAAGGTCTAACCCTATTACAGCAGGTGTTATAAATGCTGTTACAGATGGGGATATTGAGGTATTTAACCAATACCCAATAGAGTTTATGTATCAGGGAGTAGAGATGAAAGCTCTTCTTGATAAGGTAATAATTGATCATAAGAACAAAGTAATTAGTCCGTATGATCTGAAAACTACCTGGGATAATGAGAATTTTGAGTATACGTATATAAAACTTTGTTACTATATTCAGAATGCAGTATACTATAAAGCATGTCAGAGTCTAAGTTTAGGTTATAAAGTAAACCCATTGGCGTTTATTGTTTGTGATAGTATTAATTATAACCAACCCTTAATATATAGTACTAAACCATCTGATATTGATGCAGCTCTTAATGGTTTCTCCATTAGAGGAAAAGGGTATGAGGGTTTAGATAGTTTGATACAGCAAATTAAGTGGCATAAAGATTCTGGGGTTTGGAATATTTCCTACGATGATTATGCAAATAATGGACAGAAAACACTAAATTTGCAGTACGATAAATAAGGAATATGGAAGCAACTAAAACAACTCAGTTTTTATTGACCGGTGTCTTAGAGAAACTAAAAATAGGCACAAAACAAAAGTTAAAAGACCTAGGATTCCTAAATGCTTATCTAGGAGATAATTCTCATCATGTGCAGTACAAGGATTGCATTTATCTTCTATTTAATACTAAAGAACCTATTCTTCTACAAGAATTTATTGATGTTTGGTGTGGGGAAGAGGTAGCAGGAGTGTATGATTATGAAGGAGGATATACAATGGTAGTTATTCTTTATCCGGCAAAGTGGATAAGAGTATATAAACTATTTATAGAAGGTAAATACTCTCAGTTCCCAAGAGAATATAAGGAAATGTTTGATAAGAAACCTAACCTTGAGGAGAAGACTCTTTATAAGAGTCACCCTGCATTTACAAGATGCTCATCCTCTTTAGTATGGTTAATCTTTACAAAGTCTCCAATGTTGAGAGAATGGGTTGAGGAACAGGTTGATGAATCTTTACCGGCAAATAGTGAGCTTTGGGATATACCAAACATGGATAATGAGATATTTAATTACTCTAAAATTCAAAAACAGAAAGAAAATGTTCACAAATGATGGAATAATGTCACTTTTAGAGGATGAGTTTGGAAAAGGTTCATGCCAACTATTTTGTGAGATGTATAGTAGGTTCTGTGAGTTCAAGTCAAAAGATAATACAGATGAGTATAGTTATGATAAACTATGGTTTGATATGAAGGGAAAGGCTATAAAGGAAGGTATATTAATACCTAAATATCTAGATATCTCAATATTTAAACAACTAAATAAAATACTAAAGGATAAAGGATAGTAATGAAGAAGAAAAAGATATATTTAGCCATACCTTATACCGGTATCTGCGAACTAAGTTATAATATCTCATTGGAGATAACTGCGAAACTAATGGAGGAAGGTTATGTGGTATTTAGCCCCATAATCCACTCTCATGAGGTAGCTAAGCAGTATAATCTCCCTCAAACATGGGAGTTCTGGGGTTCACAGGATTTACCCTTCATAGATTGGGCTGATGAATTATGGGTTGTTCTTATAGGGGATAATGGCTTTGAACTTGTAGATAAATCTACTGGTGTAAAAGCAGAAGTAGATCATGCCTATAATAACAAAAAATTTGTTAACTATATTGTTTACAACGGAAAACTATTAGAAAATGTCTATTGATTTAATTGGAATTAGTGGGAAACTTACATCTGGAAAAGATACTGTAGCTTCTATGATAATGAGTAACTCAAAGGATGATTGGGAAATAAAGAAGTATTCTAAGAAGTTAAAAGAAATAGCTTCTATTCTTACTGGAATACCTGAAGAGAATTTTGAGGATCAGAAGTTTAAAAATAGTGTTCTCCCCAAGGAATGGAGTAGAAAGTTTAGATACCCTTCTTATATAGCTACTAGAGAAGAGGATATGACAGTAAGGCGGTTTCTACAACTACTTGGAACTGAGGCTATAAGAGAAGGTCTTCATACTAATGCCTGGGTAAATGCCTTATTTGCAGATTGTCAGGATGAGGATCCCCCTTGGTTTAAAGCAATTAAGTTCTCAAAATGGATTGTTACTGATGTAAGGTTTCCTAATGAGTTTGATGGTATAAAACAAAGAGGGGGTATAGTAATAAGAGTAAACAGACCTGGTATAAATACAGGAGACCATCCTTCTGAAACAGCCTTGGATAATCATGTATTTGATTATACCATTACAAATGATGGTACCCTTGAGGAGCTAGAACAAAAAGTAATAACAATGTTAAATACAATAAAATAAAAATGACGATAAAAGAACAGATAGATCAATTAATAGATACATACAAAAAAGATTTTTATAATAAGACTGGTATATCTTTATTAGCTATAGCTGAAACAGATATGAAGAAGTTAGATGCTTACGAGGTAATTAAGTATGTATGTTATTATTTAGGAGTAGAGGAGGAAAATCTATTTAATAGAAGTGCTCCTGCAGTTAGGTGTAAAGAGTTTATCTATGCAATTCTTAATAAGATGGGGTACTCTGCAGAGTCTATAGGTAAATTCTTGGGAATTGATAGAACTACAGTTATACATATGAGAGGAACAGTAGCTAAAAAGATGGAGGCAAAGTTCTATAAAACCGATTTATATAGATGTATCATTTATGTTTATGAACAAGTTGACAATAGTTTTATTAAGGAAGATTGGCATAAAATGCAGATGAAATTTGATAGTGTTTTCTCTGATTAAGATGTTTTGATTGTTAATAATGGGCCTGGGAGTTTCTACTCTTGGGCTTTTTAATTTTATAAATATGATACTACAGTTAAACCCAATGATACCTATACAAAGAGTATCTGATAATATGGAAGGGTATGCTTTTTTAGTAATTGATTACAGTCAGGAGCATGATTTATTATTTACTTGTGCTATGGATGATGGAGAGATTTGGACACTGAATAATAAAGAAATAAGGTTCTGTAAAAACATAAGTTTAGATAGAAAAGAGGTAAAATAAGTTGTTTATATTAAGTGAGTTTCGTAAATTTGTAAGATGAAAAAGATAGGAATATTCCTTGATGATACAAGAGAAATAGACCAAATTCCCTCATGGATTGAGGAATGGAAGACAGTAAAAAACTATAAGGAATTTACTGATACTATAGAAAAATATTGGGTTGTTAGTGGTGAGTTACCAGAGCTTATATCGTTTGATCATGATTTAGCTCTTGAGCATACTCTAGATAGGGCAAACAAATCAATTGATGCACCTATATTCTATAGTAAATTTAAGGAAAAGACTGGTAAAGATTGTGCAGAATGGTTAGTTGCATTTGCTGATCAACATAAGTTGATAATAAAAAGGGCATGTACACATGATGATAATTTATTAGGTTCTCTTAGGATAGAGGATATAATAAATACTTACAAGAAGCAAACAGGTAACTATGTAGAACTACCGTGTTTTAAGACTAATTGGAAATATAAAAATCAATAATTTATAATGGCAACAAAGAAGACACAAGAAAAATTAAACTTAGAGGACACTTTAAAACAGTTAGAGAAGAACTATGGTAAAGGTACTATAGTATCCGGGAACTCAGTAACAAGTTATCCTGATGTAATTAGCACAGGTAGTATAGCATTTGATAATGCTACTGGTATTGGAGGTTTTCCTATGGGGAAAGTAGTAGAATTTATTGGTTGGGAATCATCAGGTAAGAGTACATGTACTCTTGAGGTAATTGCTAATGCTCAAAAGAAGGGTATTAAGTGTTTATTAGTAGATGGTGAGAATAGTTTTGATAGGCAGTATGCAGAGACATTAGGTGTAAATGTAGATAATTTACTTATTTATCAGTTAGATGGGGAAGGTGGTGAGAAAGCCTACAATATTGCAGAGCAGATTATAAAGACTGGTGAGGTAGGTTTAGTAGTATTTGATTCTCAGAATAGCCTACAACCAAAATCTGTAATGGAGGGTGAGGTTGGTGATAGTGCTATAGGTAAACATGCTCGTATGTTAAATCAAGCTATTCCTAAACTTACTAACTTAGCTCAGGAATATAACTGTTTAGCCATAGTAATATCTCAATTTAGAGAGAAGATAGGTGTAATGTTTGGATCACCGGAAACTACACAAGGTGGTAATGCACTTCGTTTTTACTCTCAGATGAGAGTAGAGTTCAGAAAAACTGTACTAAAAGATGGGGATGATCCATATGCTAATAGGACTAGAATAAAAGTTATTAAGAATAAGTTAGCTGCTCCATTCAAAACTGCAGAGTTTGAAATAGTTTATGGTAAGGGTATAGATAAAGTAGGTGAAATTATCTCTATGGGTGTAGATAAAGAGGTTCTTAAGCAGAGAGCTGGTGTAATTACATTTGAGGGAGAAAAGTATGAGGAGGCTACCTTTAGAGAGCTTATTGAGACAAATGATGAGTTTAAGAACGCACTAAAAGAAAAGATAAATTATGCAGGACAACATATTGGAGATTTACAAGAGGAACTATAAAATAGTTACTGGTAGGGAGTTAAAGGATGATATATTTAACTCTGTTAAGGTAACAAGGAAAAAGAGTCTTAAACGATGGGATGCTGTAATTAGTAAGTATTTTAATCAGCCTGTCAGAAAGAAGTGTCGTAAAAATCATAATATCTCCTATAAGTGGTTTATGCATATGGCTAGATGGGATGGTTATGGTGTTCAGGAGATTGCTGATTATTTAGGGAGAGAGAGAAGTGGTATCTCACAACAATCTGCTAACTCTATGAGAAATAAAAGATCTCCTATATTTGATATAGATACTCAGAAATCTTTAGAACGTATAATGTAATAAGATGAAAATTATAAATAAGACAGTAAAGAGAAGTTGAATTCTTATCAGTAATTTTGTATATTTGAACTATGAAGAAATTGTTTAATAAGGATAAACTCTCCTCCAGAAAGGTTAAATATGCTGAGAAGTGGGCAAATAGGATGTTGGCACTTTGTCATGCTTCAAGTAAAGCCGTATTTCACCAAAGTTTCCTTGATTTTATGTTTAAAGGAGAAAGTAGAATAAAGTTTGATTTTGACGGTAATTCTTATAAATATTCAATACCTTTAGAAGATGAATAAATACGAAGTAAAATATTACTACCTTGCTACAGGGATGGAGGGAAGAGCAGATGATAGAATTATAGGTACTTTTGAAGCTGAAAATAAAGAAGAAGCTATAGAGTTAGCTATAAAACAGGAAATTCCTGTAGAAGAGTATTATGGTCCAGATAATAAATGGAAAACCTCAGATTGGTTAAGAAGCTGTCTAAGTGCTAAACAAGTGTATAAGTAGAGCTATGAAGAGATATTTAATAGAAATTGAATTGCACATATCCAAGGGGTATAAAGGAGATATTCGTAATAAGAAGGGTTATAATAAGTTTATTGAGGAGTTAAGGAGAACTAGACAATTAGGTACTGTAGATACTCAAAAACTCTCCTTCGAACATGATTATAGAATTGATCCTCCTATAGAGCATTATAGGGAGTTGGGGTGCAAAATAACTGAAATAGAGGAGTGTGCTTAACAAAAATATTACTTTATGAAGATAATAAATAAGACTGTAAAGAATTTATCAGTTAAGGATAATGGGAGAAGCTCGGATTTTATACCTCCGAGCTTTATTTTTGGCTGTGCTGCTCCTTGTAAGACTTATTGTTATGTACAGAGACATAATAAGGAATTTGTACAGGTAGCTGAGAACTATAAGGATATAATAGATTCTATAGGTAAACACTCTAGGAAGTTACCATGGCCAAAGAAACCTAATCAGTGTGACTCTAAATATTATATTTATGACATAGGGTGTAATAATGACCTTAGTTTATATTGGAAGCATCAGAATTGGAGGGATATATTTGATTTCTTTAAGGAAAACTCTAAAGCAAAGGCATCTTTTGCTACTAAGTTTGTTAATAGAAAGATGTTAGATTATTCTCCTGAAGGAAAGATTAGAATTAGGTTCTCTCTTATGCCTCAGGTAATAAGTGATATAGTGGAGCCCGGAATATCCTCTGTAGAGGAGAAGTTAGGAGCAATTGCAGATTTTCAGAAGGCAGGGTATGAAGTTCACCTAAACTTTTCACCGGTAATTATAACACCTACTTGGGAAAGGGATTATGAGGAATTATTTAAATTAGTTGAGGAAAAGACACAAGATCTTCGTAACTTAGAGTCTGAAGTTATATTCTTGACCCATAATAGAGACCTACATGAACATAATCTACAAAAAGAGGGTAATGCAGAGTCTCTACTATGGACACCAGATATACAGGAAGATAAGACTAGTACTTATGGAGGAGATAATATAAGGTATAAACATGAATTAAAATCTCAATATATATGGAGGTTTAAAGAGTTATATAATCAATATATTCCTTATATAAACATCAGATATATATTCTAAAAACTTAATAAGAGTGAATAAATGTCCTACGTGTGGCAATAAGTGTGAGAAGGAGTATTGTTGGAGGCATTCTAATAAGAAAAGTATGCCTAAGAAAAGACTGGAAGGTAGTAAGAAAAAGGAAAAGAATACCGAGGCCATGCATAACTTCTTTATGGAGATATGGAAAAAGAGACCTCATTATTGTCAAGTAACCGGTGAATCTCTAGGCAATGAACCTTTGAGTTATATGTTTGAACATCTCCTGGAAAAGAGTAAGTACCCTCACTTAGCCTTCGAGGAGGATAATATAATACTCTGCACCTTAAATGTACATGATGCTAAGACTATGGGCTACCCTTTACCTAAACACCAAGAATTTATAGAAAAAGCTAAAGAAAGATTTGGAGTTTAAAAAAATAAGTATACCTTTGATAAAAATTAACAACACAATGAAGAATCAATTTTTCTACACAGTAGAACAAGATGGTAAAAAATTAGTAGGTTCACTTAATATGGATCTTGTAGTAAGGTCATTAGAATATGAACCAGGTAAATTAGTAGTAATTTTAAATGACTTTCATGAAAGTTTAACTACTCGTCAGGTAATGGAAAAAGGTAAACCTAAAATGATACGTCAAAAAGAATATATATGCTCTGAAATTTGGTTATCTGAAGAGGATAGTATTAAATTTCGTGAGATTACAGAATTAAAGTAGTTCTTCTTTGTTTGCTGTTTCTTTCATACTTCCCCAGGTTTAGGCCTGGGGTTTTTTATCATAATAAAAAAAAAGACCCTCCGAAGAGAGTCTTGATGGGTTAGCACATTTTGCCACCTTTCTTTTTACCTTTAGTTTTCGCCATTTTTATACTTGTTTAGAGTTTTCTTCTTGGGGTAATGGAGTTGCTATACCTTTACTTACCATATCTACAAGTATCTTTTGGGAGATACCAAATGCATCTATTGTACGCATAATAGACATTGGAGAAAAGTCTGATGCCATAAATTTAGCAAGACTGTTGTAGAGGATATTGAAATCTTGGCCGGATATAGTTATTTCAGCTTCTGGATTCCACTCATACTTAATTGTTGGATTATATTCTGTCATAATAAATAATTTGGTACAAATATACTAAAATTCTATTGAAAAGTGTATATTTTTCTCAATATTTGTACTCTTTGAGAACTGTGGTTTTAGATGAAGTAACTTATGGGCGGATACTATGTTATCTATTATATCCTGCCTAAAGGAGGATTGAGAAGGTGTTATAGTAATTTTTAGTTCATTAACTATTTTATGTACATCCATCTCTCCTTCAGGGTCAGAATACTTTAGGGCTGATGCTATAAATAGCACATATAGCATACCATTATCATCCGGTATTCTTAGAAAGTCTGTATTGATCTTCATTATCCTTCTACAAGATGTTCATCAAATTCAAGGAGTGCTGCCTCATTATTGCCACAACGTGCAAGTTTAGCTAATAAGTCGCCATATTCACCTACACTCTTACGCTGTTCCGTTACAAACTCCTGAAGAAATGTAAATACAACCATGTCTTTAGACATAACCATCATTGCTGCTTTATTATAATCTTTACCTAGATTAACCTCTAACTCATAAGCCTGATCAAATACCTCTTTAATATCCATAGAACATGTAGGAGGATTAATTGGTGCTAATTTAGGGGCAACACCTACATCATTTAAAAAGTCTACTATTTTTTGATAGTGAGTTCCTTCATTTTCAGCTTCTCCTAAGAAGAATTTTTGAGCACCAAAATATCCTACTTGTTGCATATAATTAGATGCATTGCGATAGAAGTATTGAGCATAAAGCTCTTTATTAACAAAGCCTTCAAGAAGAGTAATCATCTCTGGAGATATTACAGGTTCTTTAGCCGTCATTGATTTACTAAGTAGAGAAAGACTACCTTTAGCATTTGTATAAGCCATTACTTTTTAGATTTTATTGAGATTAGGTTAAAGTTTAGAGATATACCAGTACCCCACCTTCTGTTTATCATATCATAACCTATATATGGACCTACAGTAAATAATACTTTTGGCTCCTTTAGGGTTACGAAATTTCCTGCTGTAATTTTATTGTAGGGAGATTTTGAGGATATGTCAACTATACGCTTATTGGCTCTTAGAAACCTTTTTTGAGTATAGTCTATAAAGGTCAATGTATCCCTTGATAGAAGGGACACATTAGCCTTTTGTTCCTTAAGACTTCCCCAGGCCTTAAGGTCTATATAATTATTGGTTTTAACAATTGAAAAGTTTTGATTACTATCTATATATACCGGCAGATCTTTGAATACAGTATCTGTTTGAACAGTATACTTAACAACAGTCTTAACTATAACCTTTCCCTTTAAAGAAGAAGTAATAGAATCAGTAAGATGCTGCATCATCTCTTGAGAAACTACAGCACCTTTAATCTGAGAGTGTGTAACATTGTTATTATCAGTATATGTTTTTACAGGCTGTAACTTATCCGATGGGATAACCTCTTCAGGAGAACAACCTTTTTGAAGAAGAAATAATACAAATACTATAAAGATACAAAATACTGTAAACTTTACCCAATGTAAGAAATCATCATCCTTTAACTTCCAATAAATCCAGTTAAACAAATTTTTAATCATATATATGTTGGTTTTTTAATTTACTTCTTTTTATTTTTCTTTTTCATTATATCCTGTATATTATTATACATATTATAAAGAGCATTAAAGGCAACTGCTACAGTACCTATAGCACCAGCAATTTTGAATATATCACTAATCCAAGTATTACCTGAAAAGTGACCTATTGCATATAAAGTAGCCGAACTTAATAATTGAATTGCTCCTTCTTGTGGAGTATCGTGATGAATCATGTGTAGTAATAGTTTCATTTTTCTTTAAGAAATTTAGAAGAGGGTATATTTCAACCCTCTCTTAAATTAGCAATAGGTTAGCTAGGTAAAGTTGTAGTAGTTGTCGTACTAGTTGTTGTTGTAGGGGTACAACAAAGTCCTAAGCAATCATCAATGTTTACCCATCTTCCTGAACCAGGGGTTACACGAGGAGGAAATTCTCGGTAGATCAAAGAGCAGTTAATTGGCTTACCTTGCTGAGTAAGTTTTAACCACCAATGTTTTCTACTTACGTTCATGTCAATTTAAATTTAAGGGTTATAAAAAAATAATTAATAAACTGGATCTTTAACTTCTAATACACAATCAGCATAAAACCTTGAGCATATTAGGTTTGAGGTTCTTTTTACCTCCATTAATTTATTATAGGGGCTACTATCTTTATATCTTCCTTTATAGAAGATAAACTCTTTCTTACCTGATAAGTCCATAAGAGGGCCTGTAGCCCCTGCATTATGCATTATAGATACATTATCTAAGAATGATATAGGGTCTGTAGCCCATGCAAAATCTAATTCTTTAGGTACTTCTGTCTTATGACCTGTGCCCCATAAGTTATAGAGTACAGCCCACATATCAGTACAGAAGGATTGATAACCTTTAGCTTCTTTCTCATTAGCATTCTTTCCTGGAAAGTAAGTTTGGTTTATAGAACCTAAGAAAGGTTTCATATCTATACAGGTATTATACACTTTCTCCCAGAAGGATGAATCTATGTTCTTTAGTATGTATTGAGCACCGCCTGTAGTATGATCATTCTCTTCAACAATTTCTCTTGTTATACCGGCAAGTTCTGCCATTTGACCTATTACATCAAACTCAGGGAAACCTTCTTTATACTCATCTAATACTTGAGTCTCTTTTCTCTTCAGATAATCTAAGTTTAAGTAATTTCCACCCTTATGTCTTGAGCCTGTGTGTGATAAATAACAAATATCATCATTCATATACTTCTCAAAATCAAGGGGTTTAGAGAATACTATATCAGCATCATGATAAAATATTACATCGTTTGAAAGATCTGGAAACAAAGTAAAGTACTTAGCTAACATCCATGGTCTAAGTAAAGGGTTATAATCAATAATATCAATCATTGATGTGCACTCTCCATCCACATCTCTAAAATAATAAAACTTTGTTTCCGGATACTTCTTTTGTAATTGTCTCCAGGAGTCAGGTACAGGCTGTGTTGATTGTTTCTCAGATACAAATACAAGAACTGTAGCTTTTTCTGAGTACCCCCACTTTCTAAAGTTTGTTAGTTGTACATCTGTTTGCCATATAAAATAGGGTTGCAGAGGACAAGCCTGTATAAATTTTAGATTTTGCATTATGTAGTTAGTTGGTTAGTTTTAAATATATTTAGTAAGCATTTACTCTACACTCTATAATAGCATTTCCTCCAGGAGAAGGTTTAACAACACTATACGTAGAGGTATTAGTAGCAAGTGATGGTAAATCATATGCTCCTAATAAAGTAAAACTTAAACCATTATTATTAGAGTAATACAAGTATACACTTTCCGCATACATTGCTGTATTAGTAACTGTAATCTTTATCTTGTTGCCTTCAAAAAATTCTCCTGAATAGAGAGTTTGAGTATTTGGAGGAACAAGTAATGATGTAGTAGGATTAAAGTAATTATTAATAATTGGTGAAGCCGGAGGAGGTACGTCTTCTACATTCCATGCAGTATTTGTAATTCCTATAGTTTTACTTCCCTGAGATACTACTATATAATCCAATGTAATTGGAGCAACTGTAGTTGTTGTAGTAGTTGTTGAACTAGTAGTAGTGGTTGTCGTTGTACTAGTAGTTGTTGTGGTAGTAGATGTTGTAGTTGTTGTAGTAGATGGAGCATCTAATATATATACAGTAAAATCTCCACCTGGTGTACACTCAAATGTTGGAAGAGTAGTGGTTGTTGAAGTAGTACTACTTGTTGTAGTAGTGGTTGAGGTAGTACTGGTTGTAGATACATATGGAGGAGTAGGACCTATATTACAAGTACTAAACTCAGTTACCCCATAATATATATCAGAATTCATCCCATATACAACCTCTACATCCATAGTACCCGGTTGTACATACTCACCATATATACATAAATTATCAGTAACCCCACAACAGATATCCCTCTCAACTGAGGTACCACTCTGTATATAACCAGAATCAACAACTATACCTGTATCAGCATCCCTTAGTTCCCAATAAATATTATCATAAGAACTATCATTTGATAGTGTAAATACAAATGGATTACATGTTGTAGTAGTTGTTGTAGAACTTGATGTAGTTGTACTAGTGGTGCTACTTGTGGTAAAAGTAGTAGTTGTTGTAGTCCTATCCTGATTACATAGAGGAGAGGCTACAAACATAGCTGTATTACAACCACATGGTATACAATTACAATTATTACAACAACTCATTATTATCTTTTATTTTAACCTGTACAAGTTGAACAAGGTACATTACCTAAAACAGTTACTACATGACCTACATCTTCAGGGCCTGTAGTTACATCTATTATTTGCCAGCAGATTGAGAATTGGTTATCTACTATATCTCCTGGAGAAAGTATATCCGGGCCATCATATCTTATTGTATGATAAACTTCGTCTCCACAAGCAACTACCCTATAATATGTTATTATAGGGGCTGTGGTAGTTGTGGTTGTAGTTAGACTACAACTATCTGAAACTTCATACGGTATATCTACATATATCCAACCAAGTTTACCGGCTTTAGTCATATCTTGAGTGAACGTACTCCAATACTTGAAGCCGTTTACACAGAATACATATCCTCTTTTATGCCGTTTGGTCATCTTTCCTTAATCTTTTTTAACTCTTCAGCTAGGGTTTCTCTATCTTTTTGATAGTTTGCCCAACCTTTTATATAAGTTTCATCCATTACTCCTGAAGTAGAGAAATGGTTATGTATTATTTTTGCATCCTCACAGTGTAAAGCCTCATCTAAGATCTCACACTTTGCCCAAAGTAAGTTATCTACTCCACAGTGGGTAAATTTAGTAGAGAATATCTCACCTCCTATCTCAGGTATTAAAGATCTATGTATCATAAAGTGAGTACATATATTACCTTTATCTGGAAGAAGTAGCCCCTCATTAAAGGAAATTAACCTCTTTTTAGTCTTAGTTGCTAGCTCTAATGCCTTTTTTATACAATCAGGGTCAAAGGTCATATCATTTGCAGCATAAACTATCCACTCACCGGTAGATTGTGATACCCCTTGTTTTATTTTCTCAGGGACTGTTTCATCACCTTCTATTACTAATATCTCTATCTCTCCTTGAGGATGATTAAGGCTCTTTATAGACTCAAAACATTTTTGAAGTCCTTCTGCTCTACCTAATGTAGGTATTAAGAATGATAACTTAGGGTCTCCAAAATAATACTTAAAGTCTCTTAGGTAAACAGGATTATTTGGTTGATACCTAATAGCCTCTATTATATGATTTTTAGCTTCTTCAATCTTTCCTATCCAACCATAAGATTGATATAGAATTTCATGAGGTTCTGTGGTATAGTGCTCTTTGTGATTAGCGTAGAAATCTACCCACTCTAACTCCATTGAAGCCTTAGCATAACAGATAGCAGCCTTATAATTTTTATTATGTAGGTAAAACCTAGCAATTTTTAGTAGAGGTTCTCTCCTTGAGGAGTCTATATAGAACGCTTTATTGTAGTACTCCAGTTGTTTTTCAGGATTACCTAAAGCCCCATAGCAATCACCTATAAAAATAGAGGATTGAGCTTTCTCAGCAACCCACTTGTTCATAGATATATGCCTCTCAAACTCCTTTATAGCTGACTTGTATTTACCTACCCAGAATAACTCTCTAGCAAAGTAGTGACTATTCCTATCAGAATTAGGGTGTAGAAAACAATCTACAGCTAAACCTTTTAAGTATGTATGTCTTCCTGTCTCATGGTTTTGCCAATGTTCTATAAGGAATTTATCAGGGGTGATATATAATCTATCTCCAGTACCTGATATACACTCATGAACCATACCCTTCCAAGTAATTTTTGTTCTATTATAGAACTTACTCTGAACAAATTGTACGGCAGGATTACCCCATTGGTCATGTGAAAATATAAATTGATACTCTAAGTTTCCTAATTCAGGATTAGAGATTACCTCATTTATATAGTCAATATCCATATTTGTAAACACTTCATCCGCATCTATACAGCAAATCCAATCATTAGAAGCCATAAGAGCAACCTCATTTCTGGCATCTGAGAAGTGAAAAAACTTATCTCCTTCAGAGACTATAGAGCCTTCATTATCTATAATGAAGTGATTATTTATCTCATCAGCAGTCTTTTTGTCAATAATATGACAATATTTCTCACCTGCTTCCTTGATAATACAACCATAAGACCTGGCAATTTGTAATGTATCATCAGTACTTCCAGTATCTAAAATACAGACCTCACCACCCCTTTCCCTAAAGGAGGCCAGAGAATCTAACATTCTTTTAATTACTTTGCCTTCATTCTTAACAATTAGGCAAACAGAAAAATTTGGTTTCATTGGGCGCAATATACAAAATAATTACATCTTTTCCAAATTTAATTTGGATAATGACCAGTTTATAATCCAATCATTAGCACTTGGATCAGCATCCCAATCTTGGTAATCTTGACCATTAATTATTAAATTACCACTTACCGGATATGTTTTACCATCTCCTATTCTATAAAAGAGGTTTGCAGCATTATATAAATTATCTGACTGAAGTGTTAGGTCAAATATACTACATGATATAGTTTGACCCTCATACCATACAGATATAGGTTTTATATATATTACATTAGGAGGAATTGTATTCATTATATATTATATTTATTGATAGTATGGTAACCATTTATCTGCACCAGCAACATTAATCTTAACCCATCCTGCAGGTGTTACTGTATTTGTTGGTGTTCCACTTGTAGCATCCCACTTATAAGTAGCACCTGATGTACCTAATACAGATATATTCTGTTGTACTTCTATATCATTATCTGTAGCTCTTAAAGTCTGAGAACCTACCATTAAGTGAGCACTATTTAGGAGTTCTACCTTTACATTGGTGCCAGAACCTTCCTCAACCTGAAAATTGGGAGTAAATACACTAGATCTATTATAACCTAATGCATAATAATATCCACCTGTAGTCATCTGAAATCTCCAAAGACCTGAACCATTATTACCATTTATTGTAAGTGCTGATATAGTATTGCTAAAGGAAAGAGATGATGTGTTTGGTAAGTACATAGCATTAACACCTTGAGAACCACCTGCTGTATAGGCATACATTACATTACCAAAGTTACTATCACCATTTACAAACAACATGATATTACTTTGGGGATTTGCACCTATACCAACTCCAGAAGAGTTGTCATGTATCTTATTACTGTCAAAGGTACCACTTGCATATAAATTACCTGCTATAATAAGTTTATAACCTGCAGTTGGGGCAAAACTTATACCCACACCTGTACCATCATCTCTAATAATACTATTACCCACAGTAGTAGTACCTGTAAATTTAGCTAAATAGTTTGTTGTACCACTTACACCACCAGGTCCAGTATATCCAGTATACCCCGTGTATCCAGTAGCTCCCTGAGAACCAGAAGGTCCAGTATACCCCGTGTATCCGGTATATCCTGTAGCACCTTGAATCCCTTGAGGGCCTGTATACCCTGTGTAACCCGTGGCACCTTGGATACCCTGAGATCCGGTGTAACCTGTATAACCCGTATATCCCGTAAAATTACCAGGTCCCGTATAACCAGTGTAACCAGTTGGTCCAGTATAACCAGTAAAATTACCCGGCCCTGTATACCCTGTATACCCTGTAGGACCGGTATATCCAGTAAAGTTTCCAGGACCAGTATAACCTGTAAATCCTGTATACCCAGTAGGTCCAATTGGTCCAGTAAAACCTGTGGCACCAGTATACCCAGTATAACCAGTCGGACCTATAGGCCCAGTAAAACCAGTATACCCTGTTGCTCCTATTGGCCCTGTAAATCCAGTATATCCAGTGTACCCTGTATAGCCTGTGAAGTTACCTGGACCTGTGTATCCAGTAGGACCTGTGTAGCCAGTAAAATTACCTGCACCGGTGTATCCAGTGTAGCCAGTAAAGCCAGTATATCCTGTAGGACCATTAGGGCCTGTAAAGCCGGTGTAACCTGTATAACCTGTAAATCCAGTATAACCAGTTGGACCCACTACTGTTAAAGGAGTTATTGCTAGTATTAACTGATGGTTATTTGAAAAATTGGTGGTTCCTGTTCCTCCTGAGGAGGTTAATGACACTGGTATCTCAAAGTAAGAATTTGATAATCCTGGATTTACATGAGTTGGCGTACCTGTTATATACCAAGTCTGATAATTTGATGAGTTGTTTTTATCTTGAAGTATAAAAGTTTGAGTTGCATCTAAAAGAGCTAAAAACACATCAATATCAATATTATCATTTGTAAGGTGACTTATATTAATTTGAGTAGAAATTACCTGAGTACTATTATTCCAAATAATATAACCGTCTCCAGGATAACCCGAAGTAGCAGTATTTTTTGCTTGATATTCAAATATTGTAGAGGATATACCTTTTGGTCCGGTGTAACCAGTAGGTCCAGTATATCCAGTGTACCCTGTATAGCCTGTGAAGTTGCCAGGTCCTGTATAGCCCGTAAAGCCAGTATATCCCGTGTAACCTGTGAAATTTCCAGGACCAGTGTAACCGGTAAATCCAGTGTAGCCTGTATACCCTGTGAAATTTCCAGGGCCGGTATACCCCGTGTATCCAGTATAACCTGTAGCTCCCTGTGTACCAGAACTACCTTGAGATCCAGTGTAACCAGTAGCTCCGGTTGGACCTTGTGGACCTGTATATCCAGTGTAGCCAGTAGGTCCTGTACTACCATCATTACCTGTATAACCGGTATAACCTGTAGCACCGTCTGCCCCAGTATAACCTGTGTATCCGGTAGCTCCATCTACACCATTAGCTCCAGTGTATCCCGTAGGACCAGTTGTGCCATCAAGGCCAGTATAACCTGTGTATCCGGTAGGACCGGTACCACCAGGACCTGTGTAACCAGTGTATCCTGTAACACCCTTAGGTCCAGTAAAGCCTGTATAACCAGTGTAACCTGTTGAACCTCTAGAACCAGTATATCCGGTTGCACCTGTTTTACCAGTATATCCGGTATAGCCTGTACTACCTGTTTTACCAGTAAAACCAGTTGCACCAGTAGCACCGGTATAGCCGGTTGGACCTGTGTATCCTGTGAAGTTACCTGGGCCTGTATATCCTGTATAACCGGTAGACCCTGTTGGACCTGTACTACCTGTAGGTAATGTCCAAACTTGGTCAGCAGAGAGGTCTTTTGTGGTACCATTAATGGTTATAGTACGAGTGGTGGGAACACCATCTGTAATACCATACCCAGATAGGGTAGTTGGTGTATTAGTTATTGTATTCCAATCCTGAGTACCTGTATGGTTGGCTCTCTGAATAGCAGTAGCTACCCCATCCTTTAGTTGTGTACCAACATCAGTGGGAGTAATAGAGTTAGCAACTATCTTATTAGTAACTGCTATATCTACCTGTAAATAATACTGTGAAACTGTCATTAAGAGAAAACTGGATTAAATTCAAAAGTAAATATATTCTCCCCTAGGATTTGATACTCTATAATGTTACATCCATCATATAGTATTCTAAGGAGTTTAAACCCAGGAACATTTTTATATCTTTTGTCTTCTGTAAAGGTAGCCATGAGTATTTTGTCGCCAATCATTTTGACGTAACCAACTAATACTACACAATTTGGACTACAGTTTGAATCACAAGAAGACATTATTCCCTAAAGGAGGTTTTTATATAATCTATTAACTTATAATAAGACTCTTTATCAGATGGGTTAGTTATACCTGATCCAAAGTCTCTTTCTTTCTTTTGGCTATTTAGGAAGTTCTGAGGAGTATCCTCTCCCTTACCTGACATTTTATATACTGGTATTCCTCCCCAATCATAGCAGAATGTACTTTCTCCTTGAGGGTCTGAGAATATCTTGTTGTTCATTACTAGAGGTAATAACCACTTATCATGATATTTTACAGAGTTGGAGTGAAAACCATGTTCTTTTATATGGGAGAAATCTATAAAGATAGAGGGTTCATAAACATTCTCATTTCTATATATCTTTCCTCCGGACATATAATAGGATTTTTTAGGTTTATATGCAAGCATACCTATTTGATAGGCTTTCTGCATACCTTCTACACCCTTGGATATATGATTTGGGAGGAATATATCATCAACATCAGACGATGTCCATACATCAATTCCCTCTAAATTAAGAAGAGAATCCCTATATTTATCTCCTACAGAAGCATAAGGTTTCCCTGTTACCTCATCTGTAACCCTATTGACAAGAATTATCTCTTTGTTTTCAGGTAGATCAAATTCCGGAAAACTAGTCTCTACTCCTGAGTTAAATACTAAAAGTGTAGATTTTCCTTGATAATCCTGTTCTAGGTAACTTCTTAGTAGCCTTTGTAAGCAGGTATCTCTATTATAAGTTGTAGTACAACAAAGAACATGCATTACTTAGACTCATTTATGATTTGAATAAGTTGACCTTTTGTCAGGTTTGTTAATACTTGAGTATTACTAATCAGAGCTTTAACAAATTCTAGATCAGCATTACTTAACTCAATAGGTTTAAACTTATAAAGATCAAGTGACCAAGTCAAACACTGTAGAGGATCTCCGGTATTTGCAGATACAAGTGCCGTAGCTAAAAGTTTACCTAAATTTTCCCCTACTGGATTTCCATCTAAGTCCAATAAGGGCTTATTAAAGTCAAATAACATAATAAATTGTTGGTTTTGTGTATATTATGAATATATAAATACAGTATATGTCTGAGAAGTAGTAAACTCAGTACCACCTTGTAGTACAAATCCACCTCCTGTAAGTAGTTGATATTGCCCTGCTCCAGTACCCTCAGTTAAATAACCGGTACCATTTAAGTATATCTTAACATTATAACCATCCATTGCAGGATTGCTATATGTTGTGGTATTATTTGCAGGAGTACCCGGATTACCATCACCAATAGTAAATTGTGCTATAGGTTGGTAATTCTTAGTAGATGCTATCCTAGCAAGATATCCATTAGATATCCTTATTAATTTTTCTATATCCCGAAGCCATTTAGTTTCTTCGGTAGTAATAAAGCCGTGAGCCATTTTATTATGGGTTAAAGTTTACAAATATATGTTTTTTTATGGATTTTACCTAATTTTAGGTAAATTTGTGGGCCATGTTATAGCATTAACGTGTTGAAGATTGTGGGTTGATTTGAATATCCATCTCTTTTGCTAGATCATCACTAAAAAACGCTATGTAGTTATTAGCTTCTTTAAATACTGGTAAGGCTCTAAATACATATTTTAGAGGGTGTGCCTTATCTTTTATCTCATCATCTCCTATGGCAGTACCGTAGCCTTCCTGTAGAATTTGAGAAGTTGCTTTACCTACATCCTTGAGAATACCTATAGCAGGAAAAGCTGATGATCCAAATAAATTCTCAAAGGTAACCGGGTTATAGTAGAATGAAAGTTCATCCTGCATTCTATCCATAACTCTTAGATTATAGTTAAAAAACGCCCTGGCACTTCTATCTTCTTTATCAGGTGGCTCCATAGAACCAACCAAACCAAATAGCACAAGAAGCCCAATCAACATCTTTAATTCAGTTACTTCATTTTTTATATTTTGTCTTAGTAAATCAAAAAACTCTTCTTTTGATGGGAATAATTTTTCTGCTTCCTCTAACTGTTTTGGTGTAAGATTTTCTGGATTTATACCCTTTTTAGTAAAGAATCTTTCCTTATACATCTCATACTGAATATCTAGAAGATTCAGACCTTTATCATTAGCTCTAATAATATCATACACATTACCTTTTCCTACAAGCATCTTAGTTATATTACCAATCCTATCAAAGATGCCATCACCAAGAATATTATAAAAGTCTCTTATTCTACCTTGCTCAAAAGACTCAGTAGCCTCATTATAAGAAAGACCTCCAAACCTAACTTCAAGATTTCTAGGTATCCAGTTTTTGAATACCATACCTGCACGATAGATGGCATTCATTCGAGATACAGAAGAGTTTTCTTTACTTAAGTTACCGGTTAAAGTTTGACCTACATTCCTAATAAGAGTCTTATATTTCAAGAAAGAAGGATCATTTAACTCTATACCATCTATCTTTAGATTACCATTCTTATCTATAGATGCTTTTGATATTAAAGAGTGTTTTTCTATTAACTCTTTTACTTTAGCATCAAAACCTTTACGTATTGCGGTTCTTTCTGCTTCAGATATAGACTTGTTATATATTTTTCTGTACTCTGCTGAGTTTCTATAGTATTCTCTAGCATTTTGAATTTTACCATCTATTATGATTGTATTATCCATAAATGCTGCCCAATTTGAGTATGCTACCATATGGTCAGCCTTAGTCAGTAACTTTAGAAGGACATCTGATATACTATTCTTTGATAATTTACCTTTTTGAGATAAACTATTTATATCTTCAAATAAATCAGCATCTAGTGGCATCATCTCCTTCATAAGGGCAGTATGAAGATCATCATTTTTGTAGATAAAGTTTGTAGCATGTTTCCACTCAGCTTTTGCAAAATCTGACTTAGTCCACCATTTACCACCATTAATAAAACCTTGAGCAGTACCACCGATTAACTGAACTACAGGAGTACCTAAAGATAAACCTAGTTGTTTTAGTCGAAAGAATTGAGTACTACTATCTAGAAACTTAAATAAAGAAAGACCTTTATTATCTATTTCAGGAAATGTAATACCGGTAGTTCTTTTTAATTTGTCCCTAAATTTGTCATACTTTTCTTTTGATACCTTAGCTACAGCATCAGAGATTGTTCTATCAGCATTCTTCTCATTATATATAGAAGTTCTGATATGCATATTAAGCAATTCTAAGTTTTTGTTGTTAGCATTTGATAAGTGAACAGCTCCCCTAACAACTTCTCCATACTGGTTTGTCTGAAGTATATCTTTATGCTTCTCTACAAATTGAAGATTTCTAAGACTCTCCTGTACAGATTGTTTATTCTTATACTCAACTACTTTTGCAACATACATAGCTATATTCTTAACTATATCTGTAGAAATATCACCCTCATTCTCTATAGGATTGGTAAAGTATTTAGGAAGAATATCTACACGTTCTCCTGTAAAGGGATTGTGTATATCTACTTTACTACCAGGATCAAGTGTGAGGGAGTCAAATAAAGATGATGTCATAGAATCTACCATATTCTTAAAGGTAAAATCTTCAGATAAACCTTTATTTAAGAAAGGTAGAAAGTTACGAGTAAGGGATGCATGTAGATAACCTGTTTCTTCAGCTATATCATTCCACTTTCTGATGTAGTTATAAAACTCTAATACATCAGGCTTTGATAAAAGGTCTTTATATTCCTTAGAATACCAATCAGTTTTAGGAAAATTCTTTACATTTTTATACTGTAACCATGCATATGGTATTAAATCACCTTTTTCATTATATAAAGTAGTCTCATCATATAAAAATTTTAAATCCCTATCTCTTAAAGTATTTTGATTTTGCTCATCTCCTGGATAGTACGTAGCTCTTATCTCAGCTTCTTTGTTTCTTCTCTTCTCATCCATTGCTTTCTCAAAAGCTGCTACATCTATATTATCATATATCCAAGAAGCATCTTTTTCATCTATTTTCTCCTTTATTGTTTTATAGAATTCAGGGTCATATTGATCAATTAAACTATATGAACCTTTCTTTTTGATATAAGTAAGTAAATCCTTACCATACTTTTTAAGAGTTTCATTCATTTTCTCTAATATATCCAACTCTCTTCTTTTCTCAAACCTTATATCTTCTGTAGTTTCTTCAGTTATTTTATAAGCTAACCTTAGTGCTGCACTAGCTTGAGTTGAGAATTGACCAAAGCCCCTCTTTAAACCGGTAATCACATTCTCAGGAATAAGAATACCTAATATACCTCTTTTCTTTGCCTCTTTATCAGCTAATTCTGTTCTTAACTCTTTGATATTACTAAGAATATATCTTGCTTCTGATGATGTAGATTGAATTTTATCATGCAGTTCCTTCTCATCAGGACTCATATCATCAGAGAATATACCTCTTAAACTAGAGTCCATCTCAGCATATATAGATAAAGTATCATAAGACTCTCTTAATTCTTTTGAGAGCTTCTCTGCATCCTCAGAACTTATATCCTTCTTTAATTCAGCTCTTACTTTAGATATTACATCTTTATTTATCTTATAAAGAAGTTCAGTCTGCTCAAATAATTTCTCAAATGATTTCTTTGTTTGTATATACCTAATAGCAGAGTAAAGCTGGTTTAGCTTTATATTGTTTAAATCCTTACGTTTATCAGTAGGATGCTTTATCATAAAGTCATACAACTTATAAAGTTGCTGCACTAACTTATCCACTTGTGGAATACCTGTACTTTCTTCTCTTGTAGAAACAGGCAGTAAGTAGTCATTAGTTTCTAAGTCTACATTAGCATTACCTATTTGCAGAGCCTTAAGCATTCCATCACTAGGGCCTCCTATATAGTAGTTAGCTATTATAGGAATGGCTCTAGTATACCTAAATTTGTCATATTTATAAATGTCTGATAATATTCTCTTATACTGAGTTATTTGAGCAGACCATTGATCTCTTTTATACCAAGGAACATCATCTTGTTTTTCAAGATTAAGATTCATTGATTTCCAGTCAAGTATATCTATTCCTCCTGGAGAGGTTATATCCTCATCTACTTTATCCGGTAAAATAGCTAAGAAGTCTACACTTCCGGCCATACCTTTACCACTTTTATAATTTGGGTCAAACAAAGACACCTCAGTAAGAACTCTGGTACCTAATGGGTAAGATTGTAACCTATCTATTATGTTATCCTCAAGTGACTTATAAAATATCCAGTTGCCGGTATTTGGAGCACCAAGGTCAAAAGGTTTTATATTTATAGAACCATCATCATTTCTAAGAATAAAACCATCCTCATCAGTACACCTACTAATTATATTCTCTATATCAGAGTGTATAGCAGTACCACCCTTTGCCTCCATACTCTCATCAATATCCTTAGATATATCCTTTTTACCAAATGCTCTCACATTTGATTTTTTGGTTTCTTCAGTTACCCTATATTGTACTTTTTCACCCTTGTACTCATAATAGTTTAACCTTTCTCCTGTAGGAGATACTGTTATTATGTGTTTTAGGTCTTTTTTAGTTTGGTTTATTTTATCAACTACCTCAGATTGACGAGGGTTAGATTGTTTCCACTCATCATTACTAAACTGAAAATAAGCACCATCTGTCTTTATATCTTCTGCAGCCCCTTTAAACCTTCCGGATAATATTTGAGATGCAAACTCTTCAAATGGGTATTGTTCATTTGATATGAATAAAGATTTTATCCAATCAATAACTCTATCCCACCAATTTTGAGCATATGCTATTTGATCAGAAGTATCTAGTAGATTTTCTACACTGGATTCTCCTTGAATACCTTTCATTATATATTCAGCAACTACCTTACCTATAGCTTCATCCTTTAATTTAGCTATATCCAGTTTACCCTCAGCAGTCTGATATGCATCTTGATACCTCTTAGAGTTAAGCACCTCACGATAAAGAGCATAATTACCTATCTTATTAAACATTTGTTTATATAAGGTAGGATTAGTTTGTTTAACTATTTCTACAGCAAAGTGAGCAGCCTCCTCAGGGAGAGCAAATTTTTCTCTTCCTTCAATTAGGTAAACTATCTTTTCTGTAATATCAGCTATGCCGGCCCAATCAGTTCTACCGGCTTGTTGAAGAGCTTCTTTTTTACTTAGAGTCTCTATATCTACACCAATTCTCTTAAGAAACTCTTTAACTATTTTTATAGTCTCAGGAGAAGCCATAGAAGCAGGTATTTCTTCTGCTACATTTAAGAAAACACTAGATGGAACAGATTCTCCAAACACATCTACCTGCTCAGGAGATTGTTTATAGAAGTTGTCAATATAAGAATTATAATATGAGTCAATCATTTCTTCCGGAGGTGTTATTTTTATAAACATCCCATCAGAATAGCTATTAACTAAAGCTACTTTATAACTATACTTGTTATTTATAGAGTCAGCTTTGTCATTAGCAACCCTATATGCTTGTTTACTATCCCAAACTTTATAGGACAGAAACAAACCATCATCTTTCGGGGTAATTCTTTTTGTAGAAAATTCACCCTGATAGCTTTGTATTAACTCTTTTTTTATATCTAGTTTACACTTCATTATTAACCGCAGTTATTTTGGTTTGTAATATCAATTGTAGGACCTCCCGAAACACTTATTATAGTACCAAGATAGTTCTTTTTTAAATCATTTAAGGCAGCTTCGTTTATTCTATCTTCATATTGACCTATTGTTTCTGTACTTTCTTTCTTTATAGAATCATGATATGATTCATGAAGAAGAGCAAATGTAAACCATTCTTCAAATTTAGAAAATTGATTTTCACTTATTGGAGTAGTTGTACTTCCATCTTTTTGAGTAGATGGTCTTGTCCACGCTTTCTCATTAAATTTAGACCTCATAACAGATTCTACTATAACTATTTTACCTTTATCGTTTAACATAGCTACAGGTTTATCTTTAGGGCTATTTATACCATCAACAAATAACAAAGGTTTTCCTCTAAATGTACCTTTAGCCTTTGCACTTTCTACAGTTATTAAAGGTCTAATATTAGGTTTTACCTCTTCTCCTATAGGTTGAGTAGGGGCTAAGTTCTTAATCTCATCTTCAGACTTTAATGTAAATTCAGGTAAAATTTCCAGAGCTTCTGCTTCAGTGTAACCAAGTCTAAGAAGATAAGGTAAATTTAAGGTTTGTCTTTGATACTTCTTACCATCTTTGAGAGTTATTATCTCAGGTTTCATAGTATATTTATCAGAAGATTTGATCATATTTACTACTTCCTCATCAGATAATTCTACTACTTTCTCTGTATTATTATTAAAACTAGAAGGTTTTATGATATCTGAGTATTCATTTATACTAGTACCATCTCCTAAAAGGTTTATGGCCTTGTATAGGAATTGTTCTTCTCCTTTATAGTTTATTGTGATTAAAGGGGTACCATCAGTGTTGTATACTTTTTTATACCCATAAAAGTATTCTGTAGGAGAAAAACCTTCTTTCCTTGCCTTTTTTATCTCTTCGGTACTTAAAGACCTATTTGTTAAGATATCCTTTAATTTTCCGGTAAATTTATCTTTAGCCCAAGCTCTTATTTTTATTACAGGCTTTGAGGCAAATTTAGCATCGTATGTTTTATTTAACTGAATAATTGATAGATCATTTACTTGCCTTTTATTACCATTTTCATCTGTTATAACCTTGGTAGTAAAGACAGGAATAGAAGCTCCTCTTGTCTCAGTTGCTGGAAAATAGGGAGGTAAATAATCAGGAATTATGTCATCATCTCTCCATTTTTGCCTTTGGAACATAGCTTGTGAGTTAAACTCCTCAAGATTAGGGATACTGTCTATTTGATTCATTATTTGAGCTAAGTTAGCAGCATAGTCCTCTAATGGTATAAGATTTGCAAAAGATATAGGAGAAGTGTATATACCTTGAATTATAGCTGCTTTTACTATATCATTATATAAATCAAAAGTACGAATATCATCTCTTAATTCTCTCAAATATCCGGTAAATAAATCTTGAGAATAACCATCAGAACCAGCTTTTATAACTATACCTACTGCAGAACCCTCAACACCTGTATCATGTATTTTTATTAAATCCAGAAGATAATTAGCAGGATAAAGTGATTTTGCTTGAAGAACTTTTTTAGCTACAGATTCCCTTCCAGACATTAAGTTAGAAACTTCGTTAGATAAACCTGCACCTATTTGAGATAAGTAATCTATAAAAGATGTTGTTATCTTATCAGCTATATTTTGGAACTTATCAGCCTTTACAAATTTCTCAGAGTAAATCTTCTTAATTGGATCTAGTATAGCAGAAATCCTGTTACTATTAAATTTAAAGTATTCAGATAGAGCCAAATCACTTTTTTCTAGATATTCAGCATCTGTTCCTACATAAGAAGAATCCATTAAATTATCTATAGAGGAGATAATATTACCTTTAGCTACTTCAGTCCTTAGTTGCTTCCTAAGAAGTGCATCAGAGCTTCTGAAATTTGTAGTATCATAAGTATAAGCCTGAGTAAAATCAAATAATTGTTCAGCCATAGCAAAGTACTTAAAGAACTCTTTAAGCATTTGTCTCTGTTGATACTTAAAATTATTATCTAATGTAGACTTATATTTAGGATTATTATATCTTAATATATTTCCCTTAAGGACACCTTCATCAAATTTAGTAGGTTCTTTTACGTCAGGTCCACTAAAGTTATTACCCTCAATAAAATTCATTACACCTTCTGAAAACTCTTGTTCATCTTTTACAAAATCCAATATTTGTTTTTCATTATTCTCTACCCACTCTACATATTGTTTTATGATAGGTTGGTTCATAAAGAATGCTACAGTGCTCATAGGAACACCTAATCTCTCTAAGAACATAAAGGTAGATACAACCTTATCAGAGTAAATAACATCAGTAATAAAAGGATCTTTTGCAACATCCACAAAGGCGTTAATGTACTGAGATAATTTATTTGATATATACTTACCTGCTTTATCCATAACTCCGGATAAAGAAGGATAAACTTTACCTCCTATAGTAACTGTATTATGTGGGAGATTTATAATACCATTTCCAATATAGTGGTTTTGTCTACTATCTAAATTTTCAGTCTTAGAAGGGTCTATGTAAATAGATGATTTTTGGAACACAGATGTACCGGTAATACCAACAGCACCTATACCAACCCACTTCTTAGCGGTCAAAAAAGCATACCTAAGATTAGACATGTATGACCTATCCAGAAGTTTATTCTTTATAGACTCCTCACTCTTCATCTCTAATTTATTAATCTCAGAAGCTAGTTCTTGTAGATCTGTAGAAGTATTTGGTTCAATTAACCTATTAAAGTTACCAGGTAATTGAAGTAATTCCTGCATAGCATCTATATACTCATTATCTAAAGATTGATTATATAACTTATCAATTAACTTTTCTAGGTCTGCTTCTTCTTTAGAAGCTGGTTTTTCAACACTTAGGATATACCGAATAGCCAAAGCGTCAGTCTCAAACTTACCATCTAAAAACTCACGTAATTTTTCTTTTGCTTCGGTACCTACCCCGTAATAAGGTACAAGTTTTAAATCCTTTGTAAAAGGATCTACATATACATTTTTAAGGTATGTATTTAGTTTATCTATATCAAAGTCAGAACCTGCTTTAGTAGTAATTTCAGATGGAACAACTACTGTATTACCCATTTCAGGAGCCAAGAAACCTTTTACTTTAAATACCTCCATAGAGTTAAGACCCTGTGTAGGAATACGGAAACCTATACCAGTAAGAATGGATCTACCTTCTTCAGTCTTATTAAGATACTCTATTATCTCTTCATCTGTATTATCTTGGAATATATCTAATTTCTTTAATTTATCTGCAAACCAGTTAGGGAGATATACTTCACACCAAGGTTCATCCTTAGTATAAAACTTAAGGTCAGTAGATGTAAGAACTACTGTCTTCTTTTCCTCATCTGTAAGAGCTTCATAATCAGTTACTTTCTCCCATTTATCATCTTTTTTATACATAGCCTGGCGACCATTCTTCTCCCATAGGAGAGATGTTACTTGAACTAGGGCCTTACCACTCATTGATGGAGATGTGATAGATTTATCAACAAATGACCAAATAATATCTCTTATTTTAATATAAGAAGAGTTTGCCTCAAATGGGATTACAAAATCACCAGTCTCCGGATTTATGTTTATTGATTCTATTATATTATCAGACAAATCTCTCTTATACATCTCACTCTTGAGAGCATTTGCAAGTTTTTCAGAGTCCACAACCTGATACCTAGTAGTTCCTGGAAAATTACCAGGTACCTCAATAACACCTATTTTACTAAGTAAAGAGTAGTAACCATTCTTAATTTTCTCTTTCTTAATAGTCTCAAATCTTACTACAGCTTTATAATGAGGGCTCATTTTTTTCTTATCATCCTCAGATAAAGAGTCCCACTCAGATTTTGATAATTTTATATCTGTAGGTATACCCTTATCAAATAAATCTATAGTAACAATTTTATTAGATTGAGAACCTTCAGTTTGTTTTTTATCTGAGTAAGAGTTTTCTACCTGAATACCCCAATGCTTCCACTGTAACTCTACTTTATTATTAAATGGATTAGTGTTAAACGAACCATCTTGGTTGTATAGATTATTTTCTTCTTCTATACCCTCTTTTCTTCCTGAAGGCATTATAACATAATCTATCCCCTCTTTGAACATTTTAACAAAGAGTTTCTCAAGATTTGGGTACCCCTCTACTGCAGAGTAGATTAGAGGCATCTGAGACATCTTATCTATTACATTATCTATATAACTCTTACCAAACTTAGGGCCAGTATAAAGAGATTTCAATACCTCAAGTTTATACTCCGGTTTAGGTTTAGACAATGTTTTTTTATCAGTCTCTTTAAGATTCTCTGAAGAGTAGTTATACTCACCTTTTTTAGAGAGTTGACTACGAGTATATGCCATCTCCCATTGATACCAACTTTCAGCTTGTTTATTATCCCATTGGCCATTTTTTATTTTAGCCTGACGAAATGCTGTAAGCATTATAGTAGATGAACCATCAGCCTCTGTTACCTTAGAATAATTCTCATTACCAGATAAAGCTAAAGAACCAAATATATCCTCACTATTATTTGCTATTGTAGTAACAATAGTAGTTATGTTAGGTTTAAACTGTGTATAACCAGGGTCATTAGAAGAAAGCTCCACATTGCCGGCTTTGTTATACATGTTATTTAACATATTATCTACATTTGTAGATTGATGGGTAGTTTGTCTAGGAGATAAATAAGATTTTATCCTTTTTGTCTCATCTAATTTTCCATCTTTAATTTTGAATTGATAAGGGTCTCCAAAGAGAATCTTATGCATCTCAATATTAGCAATAATGTAATTTACATTAGAGAATGTAAGAATATTATCTACTTGTTTAGAACTGAGATTATATTTATCCTTTACTACTAAACCTTTGGAGTCATTAAATATACTATCTAAAAGTAAAGGTATTGAGTATACATTATCCTCTACAGTCCTAATTTGATTAAGTTTAGTAAGTTCCTCTCTGGATTTTTTAACTTTCTCCTCTATGAAGAATTTTACAGAACTATTTATTTCTTCTGTATTTTCAGTTATAAAATCATTTGGGTTTTCTCCCTTAAGGATAATATCAGATAATTTTGTCTGCAGACCCTCTGGGAGAATATCCTTAAAGAAACGAAGCTCTTTAGCCTTAGATTTAACATTCTTATTATTATCACGAATACTATATTCCTGGGCTAGTGTAATTTCATCCTTTAAATAGTCTTGAAAGATAGTATATATTTTACTCCATGCTCCTTGAGGATTAGCAAATGAGTTTAGGGATACAAAATCGTATAAATCAATTGACCATTGTGTAGAGCTATCTGCCGGTATAAGTACATAATATGTACCTTGAGCATTAAGATTTATTTCCTCTAATTTAGCATTTGGTCTAGTTAATCTAGCAGTGCTAGTACCCTTTCCGTTATCATCAAATCCTTGAGCATAAGAAACTTTTATATTTACGCCTTTTTTCTTATTTCCATCTTCATCCCAAAAATATCCATCTTTCTTTAGGATTAGAGAGTTAGTAGCAAAAGAATCATTCAGTTCAGGATATAGTGATTTTAATTCATCTAAGGTTTCTGCACTATTAAAATCAAACTCAAAAGAAGATACCCTATTTCCACCAGTATAGTTTTGAATTCTTTTATTCTCTACATTTAGAGATGTAACTTCCTGACCCTCAGCACTTGCTTTAAGTAAAAGTTTTGATATCTCAGAAACTGGTTCTGATATACCAATAGTTTGCCAAGATCTAATATTCTTAAAACTATCTTTGGTATTAGCATAAGACTTTATCCTATTAGCTAAAGATATTAGATTAGTTTTTTCTTTATCAGATAAGTTATAAACAACATTAATTGGAAAATCTATTCCTAATTTATTAAGGAATTGAACTGCTCCTGCAGGGTTATTAGGTATGGCAGTAGAAGTTATCTTAGGAGAGACTTTATATAAACCATTCTCTTTAAGTACAAAATCAGAAGTTTTGAATGCATATAACCATTCTCTAACCTTTTGTTTTATAGCACTATTTTGGTCTGACTCATTTATCTTAATATCACCATCCATGTTTAACATAGTCCATGCTATAGGCTTCTGCTTTGAGAAAACATTATAAAACTGTAGTAGTAACCTTAAAGAATCAGAATTAAGGGATGATTCATTAATAGCACCTGTATTAAGATCTATCTTAAGACGTGATGCAAGTCTTTCATAATCAGAATCCTCAGATGCTAATTCCTGAATACGCTTAGACATATCATTAATGTCTCTTATACCATTCAGTTTATCATATAGTACAGCAAATACTTTATTTAGATAAACTAACTCCATACCAGTATCATTTTTAAATACTTTGGTAAGACCTAAATCATTTTTACCTAGCTTGGAATCAGTTTTAGGTAAAGACGCAAGTATTAACTTAACAGCATATGGGGAACTCTTCTTAACGTCTACAGTAAACGCTTCAGGAGAGTAATCATTTCTATTAGAGTTTTCAATATTTATATTAGCAGTAGAAGCCTCATCAAACTCAATATTAAATCTCTTAAGATATATCTTTACTCTATTCATAATTTCCGACCACTCATCATTATCAAATGAGCTATAGTCATCTCTTATAGAGTTTAAAGTATCTTCAGATAATATATCCTCTGTATTAAATATTGATTTATCAGGATTGTCTACAATACCAGTTAATAGTTTTACTATAACATCTTGTATAAGATCATGAGTATCTTCTTGACTATACCCAGGTATAGCACTATATTCTAAAGCAGTTAAGTCTAAAGGTAAAACTGCTTCTTTGAAACCACCCTTACTTATTTTCTCGAATAAAGAGTTAGTCATACTCTTTTTGGAGAATACACTCTTAAACCAGTTTATTAACTTGTTAAAGAATCTTAAAACTTTTTCGGATAAAGAAGTTGCCGATAATTGCTTTAATCTATAATCAGCAAAATCATCCGCTAACTTCTCTTTTAGTTGAGCATCTGTAGCTTTTGAGTACTCAATAGTTTTTCCACGATAGTCCTTAAATAAACCAGATTTAACTCTTTGCTCATTAAGTATTTCTTGTTTTTGAGCTTCTGTTAGAAAGTACTTCCATACAGCTTCAAATGCTTCGTGATAACCGGTACCGGCTTTAGCATTTTTAAATATGTAAGTAATACCATTAGATAACATACCCCAAGCTTTTCCACCATCAGTAGTATCAATTAACTCATTAAGTTCTACCATTGGTATCTGAGGTAACTTCTCCTTCATGAAGTTAGCCAGGTCTGCATATTCTGCAGCACTCATACGAGGTACGTTGGCACTACCTACCCTACTATAATCTCTATTATCCTTTACTTTTCCTTTAGTGGTCTTTGTAACCTTATTCTCAGTTTGACCTAAATCATTTTGAGAAGGTTGAAGACTTTCAGTAATTGTACTTTCTAAATATATAATAGCAGAATCTACATCAGAAAACCCTCCACCTAATTGATCTTTTATTGCAGCCATTAAGAATCTACCATCAGGGAGTTTCTTAAGATTCATTGTCTGTATGGTATTCTTCAAATTCTCCTGATAATTAGGATCTTCCATATCTAATATGGCTCTACCCTCATCATCTATAGTATACTTAAACTCAATACCATCATCAAACTTAAATACACCCTCACCCACCAAAGGTTTTTCCTCTTCTATAGGAGCCTCTTCTACAATAACCTCTTCTTTTTTAGGAGATACTATCTCAGCATTAGAGAGTATTATATACTTCTGGTCAAAGTTATAGTCATTAGGAACACTATCAGAAATAGCTCTTACTGATGTATAAAGAGGTATCTCATCTATAGCACGACCTTTATCAGATAATAAGAAATCTTGGTAGTTTTTCCACTCTTTTGTTTGGGGGTTACCCTTTTCATCTATATCCGTAATCTCATAGAATGAGTCATTAAAGTTATTATCAAGTGTGTATTTGTTTACTTGAAAATAAGCAGCATCTAAGAAAGATTTTATCTTTTCTTCACCCTCCTTAATACCTTCCTCAGTAAAGAATACTTTTTCTCCTTTATTACCTAATATTAACTCAAAGGTCTCCGGGTTTACGTAAATTTGATTTACAGAAGTTTTTGGAGTATCATTCCAGAAAAGGATATTACTCAAGTAACTCATTATAGAAGGATCAAAATTATAATCCTTTGAGGTACTATTAGCTAACTTTAAGATAAGTTTGTATAGAACATCCTTCTCCCTATTTGTTAACTTTCTATTACGGAGAATATAGTTTGTATCTTCCCACTGAAATACTGTTCTTCCTTTAGGTATAGATACAGTTCTACCTTGATGAACAATTTGCCCATCAGGTACAAATAATACTTTATTATTATTTATAACTTTCTCAGAAGCAAGAGATTTTGATGCAGGTACTCTCTCACGAACACCATTTACTTCTGCAGATGGTATCGCAAATCCGGCACTTAGATTGAATTGGAATTTATCAACTCCTTTAGCGTTGAATATATCCTCTCTTGTTTTCTTAAAGGATTCTTGAAGTTCAGGATTATTCTTTATTGCAAAAGTAGAAGACATGGTTCCATAAACCAATAAAGTAGGGTCAGTCTTTTCTCCAACTTTTCCCACTCTTTTACCTTCTTGGTCAATAAAATAAGCACCATCTTTAGTATCCTCAACTGTAACTAAAGCTATTATACCATCTTCAGGAGAAACCCATTTCTCTCTTGGGAAAGTTCCTGCAATATGTTCTATTGCACCATCAATTCCTATAAGACCTTCTTGGTTTAAGGTAAACCTTATTTGACGTAGGTTTTCTCTATTAGGTAGATTTTTTGCTATACTAGCAAAGTGGAGATACCTTCTTATATGAGAAGGTACATTAGTTAATACTTTTTTAGAATCTGTTGCTGCAGATGTAATAGCTGTAGTAGGAAGAGTTGAACTATAAGTATATTGTTCTGAAGTTTTTTCATTAGGTTTAACATCTGGTACTACTTCTTCAGGATCTCCCTCTACTGGAATACCTGATTTATTACTAATTTCCTTTTGAGAATTTTTTAACTTATTTGTCTTCTCACGCTCTTTTGCTAACTTAATAGCTTCTTCTGCTGCAAGCTCCTCTTTTGTTTTTTCAGCTTTATACTTAGATAAATCAGCTATATCTATTGTAGAAATATTACCTTCTGTATCCTCTACAGTAACTTTATTATCCTCTATGGAAGTTACTTTTACAGAACCTAAATTCTTTAGTTTTTCATTTCTTATATCAGCTTCTGCTAATGCATCTTTTTGATTATCATAAGTAACAACAGTCTCTCCCTTATAGGTAAGGTTGAAGGCATTTCCTTCCTGCATTACTTTATACTCACCCCCTGGTAAAGTTCCAGTATAAGTACGACCAACCTGAATACCCTCTTTTTCGTTAGTAGGAACCTCTTCAGAAGGTTCTGCTTCTACATTATATATAGAGTCTTTCCATTTCTTGTAGTCAGAGGTAAATTTCTCATAACCTTTCTCAGAGAACAAATTATCATAAGCATCCCTAGCTATAACTTTGTCTCTACCTATTCTATTAAGGTCAGCACCTTTTTCAACTATAGATACTATTTGCTCTCTAGGGATAGACTGAAGATTTGATAAATTCCTATCAGAAACCTCATAGTTTAAAACATCTGAAGCTATTTTTAGTAAGTTATTCTCATCATTTGAGCTAATTGCAGTAGTTATATTAGAGGAAAGATTATTTAAATGTTGAATCTCCCTAAGAGTAGATACTCTTTGCTCATTTGGTATAGTTTTTTCATCTATACCTTTCTGAAGTTCTATAGCTTTTTGCTTATACTCATTACTAATGTTTCTAAGAGATTTTGTATCAGATATTCTCTGAGCAGCAGTATTATTAAGAAGTGGGTTTATAGATAATAACTCCTGAGATATATTATTTTCTCTTGAGGTATAATCCTTCTCCATATAAGAGTAGAAAGATAGGGCCCTTTTATACTCCTCAAATGCTGAATAATTCTCTGTATTATCTTTCGGGGAGAATGGGTTTTGAAATAAGTTAGATAAGGCATCTTCAGTTTTCTTAATCTCACCTGCCTTATTGATTAACATATCTATATAAGAATGAGCACTTTCCTTATCTAACCCAAAAGTCTTAGACAATTCTTCCTGAGGGAGTTCCTTGAGGAGTTTTAACTGCTCAATCCTTAAATCAAACTGATTATTATCTATACCTGACTTTACAAAATTAAAGAACTCACTAGATTTAAAGTTCTTAAACTCATTTATATTATTGTTCTTTACAGCTTCTTGTAGACCTTGGGCATTGTGCAAACTTTGAGCAGTTGCATCAAGTTTATTTGAGAATACAGCACCTATACCATTCTGACTAAGAGCATTAATAGTTTTATTTGCAACCTCATCTTCTGATAACTTACCCATTTTTTTCTCTATACGAGATATAACAGGCCCTGTAATAGCACCAGTAAGACCGCCTATTAACATCTGTTCAAGACCTTCAGATGTACCAAATTGTTGCTTTAAACCTTCTATAGTAGAGTTAATAGCATCTTGAACCGTTAAGTTTTGTTTAGAGTTATACTTTTTTGTAAAGTAATCTTCAGTACCTTTTTCTACAGCATATTGACCACCCTCTTCAAAAACACCTTCTGTAAATATATTTCCGGAAGATCTTTTAGTTATATCCCATACTTTTGCACCTAATGTCTCAGGTTTAACAACTTTTAGGTTATCAATAGAACCTAATTCGTCTATAGCAGTAGAAAGTTTTATTTTTCCAGAACGAATCTCATTCTTTAAAGCAGAGAAAGGTTTTAGTATACTATCAAACTGAAGAGAATTTGATATACTTAATAGAGCTATATTTGCCCCATACCTAATATTTGCAGAACTTGTAGCTAAGTCTTCAATCTTTGTTAACTCTTCTCCAGTAGGGTTAAATCCATGCTCTGCTATATACTGATTTGTTAATTTTTCTTTTACATCATTATAACCTTGCCTTGCTTCCATTCCTGCTTCTGCATGTGCAGAAGTATATACACTTAAACCATATTGGATAGGTTTTGTTATTTTTACTTGTCCTGCAGAGGCTGCTAAATCATTAAGGGTTAAAAAGTTTTTTTCGGTAGCACCTACAGTTTTCCCTAGATTTAGGACTTGTTCTACATCATCAGTTTTTGAGAATATCTTACCAAGATATAAACCTGCTTTTGATACTTGATTTGAAATTAGTGGTATTTCACCTATACCCTCAGTAACAGCACCTATAAGCGCATCCTGAACAGCTGCTCCTCCAATTGCACCAATAGTATAACCTAAATTTTTAAGAAACTTATCCCCCCAAAAATTAGCCATACCTGAAGGAGTTACAGCACTCATAAAAGGATGTTCCTTTTCCCACTTAGTGTAGTAGTTAGGAAATTTATCCTCTAAGTTCTGCATCCATTTGTCAACCTCAAAAGATGCTTCATTTTTATAAATATTATCACCTTTAGATGCTCTTATAGCATCTGGAATAGTAAGCATTGCATTAGCAAAAGAACCTATAGCAAGTCCTCCCGTTTTAACTAATGAATTACCTATTTGTTTATACCAAGGTTGAGCCTGACCATAAATTTCCTCATTATCTAATGAAGGATTATATATAGGGTACCTTGAAGATTCCTGTCCTGAGAAAGGGGTAAGTTGATTTGGTTGACCTTGCTCAAGTTTTAATGCCTGTTGTTTAAAAATATCTCCTAGAGACAGTTCTTGTGAAACTGGCTTTACACTTGGATTATTTGGCTGAGGTATTGATTTATCAGCATTATAATTATCAGGTATAATTGGATTAATTTGGTTATTTATATCAAAAGGCATTACTGAGAATTATATTTTTTAGTGTAATAATCTTTAACTTCTGGTTGAGAGTGAGTTAGGGTATATACTAAATCTTCTCTTGTATATTTTTGACCGGTAAAAGGGTCAATAGAGTTTGATACATTATTCAAACTTTGTACTATAACATCTACTGAATTAGGATTTGGTAAACTTGTTGTAGAATCATATTTAATATCTATTGCATTGGCCCCATCAAGAACTTTTATAGCATAGCCTCCAGAATAACCCTTAACTATTTTATATCTTAATTTTCCATCATCCGTAGTCATAGTATTTGGGCCAGAAGAAGGAGTACTACCGGTAAGATCTACAGTTTTTTGTAACCAACCATAAGGGCTTATATAGGGTACTATTTGTTGACTTCCTGTAAATTTTACTTGTTGAGTGCCTTCTTTTCCCTCAACACTAAAGGTGATATACTGTTGACCTGTTATATCAACATAAGAACCTATAGGTTTTATTTTTTCCTCATCTTTTATATCTTCTAATCCTTGATTTACAACTTCTTGTTTTATTATCCTTCTTAGTGGTTGTACTTTTTCACCAGTCTCCGAAAATATATTAATTTTTGGAGCATATCCTATACCTCTATCTGCAAGTAGTTTATTTTGATACTCAACCCTTTTATCTAAAACATTGTTTATAGGTTTTATAATACCATCAACTACTTTACTGTATTCATTAGGATTATTTACCAATTCCTTTAATCTATAAAATTCTGGACTTGATTTATATTTTTCAAGTATTGTATTTTTTGCAGTCTTTTCTGCATCATATCTTTGAGATCTTTCAGTACTTTGTTCGTTGATTTGCTGAGTAAGTTTATTTACATCATCATTAAACTTCTTAAAGGTTGTACTAAAATACGAGTTTGGAAGAATGTACAAACCTCTTCCTGTAGGAGTCCCATCAGGAGAGTAGTTTTGTATATTTACAGTAATTCCTTTATTGTTAGTTATAGGAAATGCAGCAGTTGCTTCTTCTGCTGTTTTATTTTGTAACTCTTGAAGAGCATCAATTTGTAGACCTATTTGACGTTGTTGTTTTTTATAATCTAAATAATCTTTACTTGGAGAATTACCTTTTGCTATAGCATCTTCTTGAGCAGCTATATATGCAGTAAACTGAGCATCTTTTTGCTGAGGTGTTAAATTACTACCAGATTCTTTTAAACTATTAAAGTAAGTTTGTTTGAGTCTAGATGTTATACCTAATTGTTGAGTCTCTAATGATTTTATATTATCATGATTCTTATCTAATGAATATTTTGCTTCCTCACTAGGAGCACCTCCTTGAACATCATACCCAAAACCCGGTGTAGTTGACTCCTTTACTTTTTGAGAAACATGATATAAAGGAGAATTTACATCTAAAGGTTCTCCTGTAGAAGGGTCTAGTCCGGCTTTTAAGAACTCTACATACCTATTAGCTAAAGGAGTTTCTTTTACCTCAGATTCAATATTTTGCTTTTGATATCTTATTATTGCATCATTAGTTATAGAATTCCTAAATAAAGTATACTTTTTAGCACTGTCTGAAGCAGAAGTTAAGCCCTGTATAGTCTCCCTAAGGTTCCCTTCATTCTCAGCTAATATCTTTCTATACTTTGTTACTAAATCTGCATTATTAGGATTTGCATCTATTTGAGTTTGTATATTCTTATTTATAGAATCAAAGTGTTGTTTTACTGTATCAATATAACCACCAATAGCTTTATTTATATCATCCGGTGTATGATTTCTAAACTCATAATCAGAGTCCATTTGAACAGCATCTTGATATTGAGGGTTTACCTGGAAGAAAGAGTTTACAGCATTTTTTATTGTGTCTGGAGAAACTAAACTTGATTTACTTATAACATACTCAAACTTACCATTCTCATTAATATTGGTTGTTACATTAGGATCAAGCTCCTTTAGCATATCAGTTAGAGGTTTTCTATAATCCTGATATATAGAAGGTGATGACGGACCATTATAAATAGCTCCGGGAGTTTGATCATTATAATACTTTTGTATATATTGATCATCTCTGTATTTTGCTTGAGCAGGATATTTCTCTGGATTCTTTGAAGTCAACTCTCTTACTCCATTGTAATAAGATTTAATTTTATGAGTAGAAGCTACTGCATTTTGTATATCTTGATCTCTATATATCTCAGATGCCATAGAACCTACTTGAGATACCATTCTTTGATTACCCCAGTCAGCACCTGCAAGATTGTTTATCTTTGTGGTTATATCATCTAACTTAGTCTGTAGATGTTCTTTATCTACATCACGTATTAACTCTACTCCGGCTATTTTATCAAGGGTTCCCTCTATCTTCTGAACATTTTGGTCATACTGAGCTTGCTTTGCCATACCTATTTGAGCATATGTATTCACATCATACGCTGGGGTATACTTAGCAAACTGAGGGTTAGGATTATCGTATTGAGAAGCCATTTACAAATATATTAAATTTTATTGGTATCTCCAAGTTTTATTATTGATTTCAAAGAGATTAATTAAGATTATTTCATAGAATTACCCCACTTAGCCATAGTTTTCTTCAAGGCTATCTTAGCACCATACTTAGCCTCTTCTTCTGGTTTATTTATAACCTCAGTTCTCATAAGTTTATTATCAGGACCATAAACTTGTTTTGTCTGTGTTTTTGACATTTCTGGGGATTTTGAAGATTGACCAGTTACTAGTCTAGAATCAAAGTAATGAGGGTCATTCTGATTAACAAACTGACTGGTAGAAGGGTTATAACGATAACCAAACATATTTTCCATCATTCTTACTTGATTCTGTTGCTGTTTAGCCTGTTGTACTTTATCCACTATTGAGTTAGCTGCAGCATACTTACGAGACTTTGTAACAGCTTTATTCTTAGCCATGGTATCTTGTTGAATACCGGCAAATTGTAAATTCTGTAACATTGCACTATTTAGGAGACCTACATTCTTATTGGTAACATCTTCCTGAATAGCTTGGTTAGTCCTAAATTGGTCTGCAAGTACTTGAGAATCAGCATTATACTTCTGGGCACCTAGTACAGAGAGAGCCTCTGGATTATTGGGAAGTTGTTGAGTAAGAGCTCTAAAAGTAGAGTTATTTTCATTTAACTTATCCTGAAAAGATACTTGATAAGGAGTATATAAATTTGGTTGATATGAGAAGTGAGGTACATAATCAGGTCTTTCAGTAAGTGTTACCAACTCTGGGAGTACAGACAGTGGGTTAAAACCCATCTGATCAGCAAGAGATGTCTTTTTTACAGGTTGCATTGCTTTATTATATGCAGTCTGTTCAGCAATTCCTCTATTTAACTGACCTTGAGTAGCTTCTTTAGGGGTAAACTCATTACCAGGAATAGATAGTTCTTGCATTGGACTAAAACCTAAAGAAGGCATTTCATTAGTAGTATACTTTTTATTTCCAGAAATTACTACCTCTGGCATTTGATTTATGTATTCTTTACCAGTTGCTTTTTTGTAGGCATTTTGAAGTTTTAAACTATTTGAGAACTTTAACTTCGAATCATCCCCAAAGTGAAGATGTTCTCCTGTCCAATGTTTAGTTTTTACTCCTCCTATAGAAGGTGCTTCATTTAAATAACCTAAATCGTTATTGGATATATACTCCATGACTTTAGGATTGTTCATAATAGACTTATTAAAGTCTTCAAAACTTGTATTATTTCCAGGTTGTAAATCTACTGCTTTACCTTTTTGATGCCATGAAAAATCACCATCTGGTTTTCTTAGTGCAGAACTTACTTTATAAGGGATACCCTCTTGTTTTAATAAGTTAAGAAAACCTTGATAGCGAGTATCTAAACCATCTTCGGCCATCCCAAAGTAGTTAAGACCTTCAGGTACCATATTCATACCCATCTCAGCTTTAGAACCACCTCCTGCTACCCACCCGAAATAACGCCTTTGTTTAGGAGTAAGGGGTTGACCATGCACTGTTCCATCATGAAGAATTTCTCTTGCTTTCTCAGCAGATAACTGTCCACCGGCAGCATACATGAACTCTTGTGAGGGTGGGTCTACTTTAACTCGTAGGGTACCACCCTTCTTCATCTTCTTAGAGAGTTCCTGAGGTTCCATACCAAACTTATCGGCAGTACTAAGCATTGCATTCTGAGTAGTAGTCAATGTATCCTTCTGAAGATATGCTAAGTTATTCTGTTGATTAGCAGCATCTTGTAGAACTTTACCTGTATTAAAACTTAAGGCTTGATAGGGGTTATAGGGGCTGTTTGTATTAATATAGTCAGTAGCCTTAGTTTGGTTTTTAAAGGCTTTGTTCTCAATCTTTGCTATATCTTTGAATGCAGTCTTAAACTTTTGATTGGTTCCTGGTACTAACATATTACCTCCTACAATAGCGGAGTTGTCCATTGTTATACCATTATCAGATTGTGTTAAGAATGGTACAATAGATTGATCTCCTCCTCTTTGAGGTTGAATGTGCATAGTTTCCCCTGCTTCTGCCTCTATGACATTATTACCATAGCGAACCTTAGTACCACCCTTCTCATGAGACTTACCCTTTAGGAGAATAGTATTAGGACTTAACATCTCAAACTGATTACCTTCTATCTGTAAACCAGTATCTGCTTTAGGGAGAGATTTTATACGTACCTTCATTATAAAGTTTTGTTTTTATTAGTATTATTCAAAATCAATCTGATAACCTTTTGATATCAAATCACTTATTTGGTCAGGAGTAAGATCATAAGTTTGACCTTGTACCATACCTCCATCATCATGTTTCCACTTAGCAGCGTTCTGTGCAAATATAGCTCTCTTGCGAGTTAATGGGTTCTTAGAGTGGGTTAATTCTTCAGTAGATTTACCTGTACGCTTCTTAAGAGCATTGAACTTTCCTTTATTAGCAGGGTTAATATGAATACCAGACCTTGCTTCACCACCATAATTCATTACTTCACTATCCATCTGAGGATTAATACCCATACCCATATCTCCACCATACTCCATATTAGACATTATCTTCTGCTGAACACTTTTAGGAAGAGCATTGAATCCTGGATTATTAGGTACATTACCACCATACTTAGTCATCTCAGCTTCATTAGTGTCTATAAGACCACCAAACTCATGCTTCCATTTGGCAGCATTTTTAGCAAAGTTGGCCTTTTGAACCATCAAAGATGAAAACTTATCTTTGTTTGAGAGAACATGTTTAGCAAATTGTTGAACACCCATACCATGTTTAGTTGCTGCTGCGGTAAAGGTACCTTTCTTTGCAGGGTCTAAATGAATACCTGATTTAGCTTCTACCATCTGATTATTAGGTTCATAGTTACCAAACGTCTTTTGAGGATCTGGGATATACCTTGGGTTATCATCAAAGTTCTGACCAAACATTGCCATAGAAATTGGACCACCATCTTCAAAAGTATAATCTTCAGGAGTTCTATGTTGTTTTACAGTATATGGCATTTGTGTAGGGTCACTATAAGGTTGCCATTGACTTCCTTGAGAACCTGGGACAAAGTTTTGATATGACTCCCTAAGAAGTTGAGGAGATTGTGTTACCGGTAAACCTTGGTAAGTAGATGGTGATGACTGTACATCACGAATGAATGGATAATGTTGATAACCAGCACTTCCTACAGGAGTATATCCAGTAAGGTTACCTGTAACATCATAGTTACCCATATATGACATTGTAGGTTCTGGCATAGGTACAGGAACAGCATAAGGTTGAGGTTGTTGCATTTGACCCATACCCATATAATTACCTACAGGAGACATATAAGCATTACTAGAAGGTGCTGTTACATCTTCAACTGGTACATCTTCTGTAACTACAATGTTACCTTTCTTTCTTGTTCTAGTGGTATATCCACCATCAGCGTACTTATTGTACATATCAGTATTATTTATTAAGTTACCACCATCCTCATATATAGCTTGAGAACCAGTGCCCATTGAATATGGATTATAGTTTGCAGGATTATATCTACGTGTTGTTCTTTGACTTTGGTTTGGAATAAGTGCATTTAAGAATTGAGTACCTCCACTAGTAATACCACTCAATGCTCCTCCTATAGAACTTGCTATTCCCCCAATACCTGATGCTATACTTGAACCAGAAGGCCCTTGACTTTTGGCACTTAAAGGTTCTGCTGTACTATTAGTCATAGCAGTATTTGCATTATAATTATTCCAAGGTTGAATTTGCTGCATCATATTCTGATTAGCACCTTGATTTATCCAGTTTGGTTGATTAGGATCATCCATTCTCCAAGGTTGCATATAACCACCTGCATCATATGTAGGGGTTGATTGGTAAGGCATCATCATAGTACCATTTTCATATACTTCTCCACCATCTTCCCATGTCTTTCTAGCAAATGCTCTAAAGTAAGGATTATGAGCTAAGTTATGTTTATGACGAGCATAGAAAGCCTTTTTTCTTTCAGGGTCATTAGGGTGTTGACCTAGTTTAGAATCACCAAAGTATTTCTTAGTACCATCAGGTCCAATAACAACATGGGTTTTTCCCTTACGTTCATTTGAACGTTTTACTATATAACCACCATTACCATATTCATCCATCTCATTAGGGACAGATCCACCATCCTCATGCTGAGCTTTAATTTTAGCTTCTTGCTTTAACATCTCTTTAGTAGGTTTTTTACCGGAACCACGGTTTTCTCTTATGTTATCCCAAAGACCTCTTTGAGAATAATGACCATCAGCTCTGCGAATCACTTCACCTCCATTTTTATAATTAAATTGTGATTCATTTGGTATATTAACACTAGATTCTCCAAGGTACAAGTCTTTTAGATTTTTTTTAATTTCATCTGTCTTAGGAAGCAAATTTTTAAATCTTTGTTTAGGGTTACCTTTTACTGCAGCAATTGTAGGTTGAGTAAAAAAAGGAAATTCTGATTCATTAGTAACTATTTTAGTTTTAGGAAAGTTTAATCCTGTAACTCCATTAACTAAATTAATTGGTTTATCAAGTTCTGGTTTATAATTTTCTAGAAATTTATTATATAAACCAATTGTTTCTTTTCTAGTTTGACCTTTAGTAACTATTTCTTCTGTTAATTCATTTAAGATATCATTAGATACTCCTTGTTTATATAATTTTTTTGCTTGATCTACATTACCCATTTTTTTTAATTGATCTACTCTATTATTAAAATCTTGCATTATATCAGGGTACCTATAATACATTTCCATGGGAATAGCTTCTGCAACTCTTCTTCCTTGCGTACCTCCTGTATTTAATTGTTGATTCTCTCCAGTTCTTATAATTGTAAAATCCTTATTAGCGTTTCTTGCTGCTTGATTCCAATAAAGAGGTGATGAGTTAGCACTCATATTTCTATCAAATGTAGAAGCTCCTTGTGGTAAACGTTCGACCTCTCTCATCATTTTGTATTTAACTTCTTGTGGAGTCATATGAAAATAAGAGTGAGAAGTTATATCTCCAACATAAGGAATTTCTAGAGATGCTGCATTTATTGCATTATCTACTCTTTTTACAAAAGGTAAATCCGATGTATTTTTAAATGTATTATAACCTCCTTTTATAACATTAGGTAGTGGGGTAACTGTATTAAAAGGTTCCATACCTGAAGCTGCTGCTAATGCTTCTACTGTATGTAGAGCTGCAGGACCATATTCTCCTCTATAAACTTCTTCCGGTATAGCTGGTGCATTATAAAACCATGCTGTAGGGTTTACTATTTCTGTAGCATAATCTAAGGAGTTCTTATTAGCTACAAAGTTATCAGGTAATCTTTGTTTATTTAATGCATAACTTGCTGCTGTGGCAGGGTGAGTAACAACATCCCAAGCCTTAGAGGGAATACTTTGAGGATTTACCTGTTGTATATATGAAGGTTGTTGAGGTCTAACTTGACCTCTTGGATCTCCATACTCAAAATACTGTCTTTGTGGGATATAGACAGGATTAGCAGGTTGATCACTTACCTGATTATAGTTTACTATATTTTGCTTTTTCTTAGGCATTACTTATAAGATGGAACAGTTTCTTGGATTACAAATTTAGATATAAGTTTTACACCTGTCTTCTTTAGGATATGACGAAGTTTTGAGTACTTACCTCTTAATGGGTATTTCTTAAAGTCTCTCCTTGAGTAGTCAAGATTTGATACTATGAGGTCCTTCTCATCATTCTTAAAAGTAACTGGCGTTGTGTAGAAAGGTTTACTCTTATCCTTTACGATATCCCAGAAGTAGTTATAGTTATAGAAGTTATCACTACGCACAACTATAATCTCCTTATTATCAGTATTATACTTAGGATACTGCAAGTATTGAGATAAGTTATTATATTGCTTAGGTATAAGTTTTAGTACACCTGTACACTGTTCATTGTTATAGATTACAGACTCATCAAAGTATTGGATATCATCCGGAATATAGAATGTATCATAATCTATATATACACGAGATTCAGTATAGTCCTTAACAGCTTGAAGTATCTCATCCTTTACTTTATATACAAATGGGTACTCCAAAATATATGGACACTCTTCTCCATAATAGTTGTTAAAGAGAGTAAATATTCTATTGTGTGTCCATGTTGCAGGATCATCTCCATTTAGACCACTATGGAAATAGTTTGGGTAAGCTATATAATAGTTAGGGGTAAATGAGTGGAATGATACCCATGACTGAGTCTTAAAGTTATAAGATAAAGTCCAAGACTTATCTATAAAGTATTTAGGATCACCTACTCGTATCTGAATATTCTCACTACCTGTATCATAGTAAAAAAGACCACCTAAATATTCTGTTTTATCAGGATATATGGGTTCATAGTCTAACTTAGTTATAAATATACGTTTGTAGAAGGCGTCATATGTACCTGTTAAACCAATACCGTTTTGTGCATTATCTATATCCACATCAGGGTAGAAGTTAAGTATATTAAATGGAAGATTCTTTGAGAACCATTTATCCATTCCTTTATCAGCTAAGTCCTCAATATTAGTACCCTTTAAGAAGATAACCTGACCTCTCTTAGCATCAACAAATATATGACCAAACTCAGTCTTTATAAATAAAGTGTTCTGAGAACCGGCATAACCTACACTACTCTGGGAGAGGTCTAAAGGAATACTACCTGAGAATAACTGAGTATTACCAAGATAAGCATCAGGACCTTGAGATACCTGTACAGTAGTAAGAGCGTTATAAAGTTGAGTATTGTTCTCAAACCTTACCATTAATTGTCTATGCTCTATATTATCTATAGAGATCATCTTACCATATGACTTAGGAAAATCAAAGTAAGCAGCCGGTCTATACACTAACCAGTTATTCTTTGTCTCCTCTAGGGATGATTTATCGGAGTATATTGCTCTGTTAGGAAATTCTGTATAACATTTTTTAGTAGGATCATAATCCTCTCTTAAGTGAGTATATACATTCTCTTTATTTTGCTTAGAGTATGTTTGATTATAGTTATAGGTATTGTCATACGCAATTGGAACATTTATTTCTTGGAACCAATCATCCGGAATATTTGTAGATACATTAGGGAAGAAGTTTCCCTCCTTCTCGTTAGTTGCTTGCCTATTGTCCACATTTACCTCAGATTCACAGAAGAAGTAAGGTACACCATATGCAAATAAAAACATTACACCTTGTTCTGATATACCTACTCTTTGAGATAAGTCAAAGTTTATATTTTTTACTCCTATTTTTTCATATATCTGTTTAAATAGATTTGCTATAAACTTATTAGTATGGGCAACTCCCAGTCCTGCACCTGTTAAAATATTTAAAACAATAAATGCTCCTCCGGGATTAAATAAATCATTAGTTAAGGTAGTAAGTGCTCCTCCTTTATCTATATCTATATCAAAAGATTGAGGTTTAGTACTTAGCCAAAACATTGGATAATTTATATTACCCAATTCATCATATGCTATATCTGTTTGATTTGGTTGTGATACAGTATTATTAGTAAAAAATGGAAGTTTTGATTTATATCCAAAAAGGTTTATATAAATATCACCGCCAAATACAGTAGGTGCATTTAAAATAGGTTTATTATCTAAAGTATAAAGATCTTGATAATAACCTGTATCTATAGTTTCATATGAATATACTCTTCCCCACTGATTTATAATATCTCTTTTTATAGCTCCGTAATATGAAGATATGTTTTTTTCTTGTATTGTTTGTAAATTTGATTTTATATCAATCGGTAAATAATCAGGATTAGGTACTAAGTGAAAACCACCATCTGTAAATCCTGTATTAGGGTTACTAAAAGAGTAAGTTAATGTAGTAGGTACCAATGCACTTGTAATAGGAGGGACTATTACTAAAGAGCCTATAGGATTAACTATAGGATGAGTAAACCCAGGGTTTTGAAGATATGTTCTTATTATACCTGTACTTTTATTAGGGATAGTATTTATAGTAGATGTAATGTTTGTAGACTTTACAACAAATATATTACTTGTTCCAAATTCTTGATAAGCAGTTCCTATTGGAGGAGCTGGATTTATTCCAGGATATTCAACATAAAACCAATATTCTTCTAAGAATTCAGAGTGAGGACTATTAATTGACTCTGGTAAATATCGAGAATCATCTATTGGTATAGAAGCATCGTAATTATGAGTAAACTCAAGATTTTTATTTACTTTAAGGTATATAGAACTTTCTCTTCTATAATTATTTATATTTTTACTTACTAAATTACCATTTGAATCTATATCTTGAACACCTTCTACTGTATCGTTCAAATACTTATTATAGGTAATCCCTCTATTTTTATATCCTGCATTATATATAGGAGCATAGTCACCATATATACCAAATGAATTAAAAGAATATCCAAAGTTAGTATATGGAACTAATTTTTCAAACATATCCATTGCTGATTGATATGTTGGGGCTACACTAGCTGATGAAAAGGTAGGAGATCCAAACTGACCTGCCCCCAGGGTAAATCCACTAGAAGCTGCAATAGCAGCAGCACCTTGTATTGTATTTCGAGTAAGAAACTTATACTCTGCATTATCTTTTACTGGAATAAAATGACCATAAGATTTACCATATATTATTTGTTCTAATTTAAGGTACTCCCCTGCGTTTGAAATTGAGGGCTGGTCAAAGTGAGTGTCAGGACTGTGGAATACAAATCTACTTTTTGCTCCTTCGTTAAATCCTTGTAAAGCCTTATCAGCACGATAAGTTTCCCCATTATCAACAGGTCTAAGTTTTTCTTTTGCATAAAAAGGATCTGGCCTTAAATCATTATAAGGATAGTTTGGATAGAGATAAGTTTCTCCATCATAATCAGATTCTCCTACATTATGTAGTATACCTTTAGCAATTATTGATTTATTTGCAGCACGATTACCTCTTAATATCTTAAAGCCTTGTATATTATCTTTCTCTTCTTGGGTAAGGTCAGAACTGTTTATAGCATCCCATAATGATCCCATATCTACCTTTACTCCTATAGGATAAATCTTATAGGTATTGGTTTGATTAAAGGTAGTACCTGAGTCAGACTCTAGAAGGTTACCATTCTTAGGCCTATTTGCACTATGAATTGGAGTAACTAATAAGTCAGGAAACTTGTGATGTCTAATTTTTTGTCCGGCTAAATCTCCCCATATAAATTCATTATTTGGGTATGTATCTCCGGAATCAGCATTATAACCATCACCACTCTCCCAATAACCAAATTGACCATATTGAAAAGGTCCTACATAACAATCATCATCTTGTTTCTTATTTAGGTACTCAGTTGTAAACCCTGTTACAGAACCGGTATTATACACTCTCCACTTCTGTTTTCCTTTAGGGTCTTCACAAGGATTTACAGTAGAGAATGAATTATCTAAGTTAGAGGTACCTACTACTTCACGATCATCATTAGTAGCAATTCTACCAGGTATGTGAAATGACCTAGTCTGTTTACCATTCTTTAGGATAAAACACCCCTCAAAGGCATATATCTCATCTCGGAAGTAGCCTCTATAGTTTGCTGCATTAGCACCATTGCTATACCCCTCAAAGGTATTATAGGGTATTTGGTAAGTTTCCCAATTAAGATTTACCTTAGACCATATCTTCTGATAGTTTATATCCTCATTTTGTCTAAGGATATCCCAACCTAAAATATTGTCAACCTCAAAAATATCCCCTGCAGTATCATAATATGGATACTTTATTAGTATATCAGCTATATCTAGTTTTATAGGAGACTTCTCTACTCCTGTATAAGTATATCTTATGGGAGCTTTATTAGTAGTTATTGGGAGAGTTGCAACTAACTCTACAGAAGGTATATTATTTATTGTCTTAACTACAGCCAGATTAAAGTACTCATATAACCCAGATGTATCAAGGTCATTTATCTCAAGTACTATTGCTTTTGATGCAGGTAGATTATAAGTTGTACCTACCTTTTGTTCAAATATACTAACAGGATTACTTACATTATAGTAAGATGTATAACCCTCTCCTCTAGAGTTTGCATATTGAATAGCAAATTGATAGGTGCCCATTATAAGTTCACCACCAACTACTACCTCAGTAGCTCTAACCTTAGGAACTCTAAAGTTGGGTTGTACATTAAGTTTATTAACATCAAGAAGACCATCTATTTTTATCTTCTTATAATCATTATGAGGGTCAGGCATCTCAACCCATGGAAGGTCTTCAAAATCAAGATATCTACGAGGGTTAAGCCCATCTGTCCAATATATTTGAGTAGAACAGTTTGTAGTCTTTACGACTGCCTTCTTTATTGGGTTATGAATACTAAAGTTTAACTTACCTCCATTACTATATAAAGTACCTGGGATAATTAATTGATTTTGGTTATACAGCTTATCTGAGAGAATAGGTATATAAATACACTCATTCTCTATACTGTATCCTATTTGAGATTCTCCTGTAGAGGGATTAGTTATCCAGTATATTATTCTGGATAGGTTAATTATGTTCCATTGACCTATAGATACAAATCCTTCAGGAAACTCTACACACTTAGTATTACCTGTGTCATTACCATAAGAAACTGAGTTACCATCAAAGTTCTCAACATTGGCATTCATGGCCATAGTAAGTTGACCAGGTTGTACCTGTTGAATAACTGAATCTAGGTTTAATCCTATATTAGCACTCTGTATGTTTATTTGGTTATCTGCCATTTTTAGTTATACTTATGACTGACGATATTTAAGATTACGTCTGTAGTCTACACCTATTTGCCTAAATTTTTCATTTACTGTTTGCTTCTTTAATTCTATTTCAGCAATTATAAAAGCCTCAGCTTGTTGTTGTTCAGCCTTATTAAGTTTTAACTGAACCTGGTTAAATGTCTCATCAGTTACTAAGTTAGAAACTTGCTCAAAACACTTATATACTAAAAACTTACGTATAAAATCTTCTACCCAAAAATTCTTAGGTATAAGTTGTTCACCATCAGCCTCAGCCTCAGCATAATATATTAAGTGTATTTTACCTTCTGCAAAGTTGGTTACTATGTTACCATTATGAATATCATAGGTATACATTGTACTTGCATGTTCATTTGCACACCATCCTATTTGACATCTTGTAGATGGCATATTGCCGGGAGTTAAGAGAAATGTTCTCCTAAATGAGAATAGATAGGTGTCTGTTACTTTATGGGTAACAGCGTATGATGTATCGCAATCTTCTTGAGTTAAGAAACAAGGATCACAACTAGAAAGATCTTCTGTTCCTATTCTGCAGTCTTTCTGATAATAAAGAGATGATGCTGCCTGTATAGGACTTGATTTCCAAACACTGCACATCCATGCTTCCCTAGCTCCTGCAAATCCCTCAGGGAGACATGCTTGATAATCACATACCTCTAGAATAGTTTCCTCTATTCTAAATGATGATTTTCTAAACCTACGTAGACAATGTTCTATCCACTTAGGAAACATCATATCATCTATAATCCCACTATTAAAATAGGATTTTAGCTGTTCCTTTACTTCAGCCACTATAGGACCTGGTGAAGTAAATTCTTGTTTATAGTATAGGGACATAGTTAATTCTTTTTATATAACCTGGAAGTATACTCCACATAAATGTCTTTATATCCAGGATTCTCTTTTAATGTTGCAGGTAATTTTCTTGATAGGACTCTACAAAATTCTACTTTCCAAATATCAGTAAATTTAAATCTAGCCTCTTTAGGTGACCAATACCAACAAAACATATAACCATCTGAGTGAAGATTTAGGTGATATATACGTTTTCCGTACTTCTTAGACTCTAACCAGTTTACAGGAAGATGTATCATCTTTTCACCGGTAATAGTATTCTTCTTGTATTTATTTCTTTTATATTTATTTATACTTATATGACCTAAACCAAAAGGAAGTTTGATTAAATTTCCAGTATTTAGTATATAATCACCCAAAAGATTATTATATGTATAAAGAATTTTTTTATACTGTACAAAAGATATAACTATCTCCGGATGGTTAGTGCAGAAAACCTTGTAGTTTTCCCTAGAGGCTGTTCGGAATTCCCTTTTTGGTCTAGGCATTTAAATTTTTATCCAATCATTTTTTGATTTATCACAAATCCTACATCTGTATAGGGCAGTTATTTTATACTGATATACACAGTAATATTTATGTAGACTTATAAGACACGGTAATCTCTTTATTAATTTACTAAGCTGATGTATCCATGTCATCTTCTGTTTTATCATCTTTAGATTGTTTATAAGTTTTAAGAAGTGTTTCTCTGGTCATAGTCAATACATTATTGAGCAGATAACCAGGAATCTTAAATTCAAGATCTAAAGGGTTAGTAGGACAAGGTGCTGGATCAGCACAAGTATAAATAGCAAAATCTACATCCTCCTCAAAGTATGCAGATAATCTTACAGACTCAATATTAGGGTCTGTTATATATAAATACTCATTCTGTATCCAGTAGTATTTTTCAATTTGTTTTCCAGGATAAAGCTGAAGAAGAGTGACATACCTGTTAGGATCACTAAACTTAAACATTACTTTCTTATCCATTGATGCCACATACTGAGTAAGTAGGCCATATTTATTCTCACCAATCTTAGGCAAGGTCTCTTTTGACCTAGCTATCATACATGGTGATACATAATTACAACATTGAGATAGAGGAACTTCCTCCATCTGTATACATGGTAACTCAGTAAATATACTATCTGATGAGTAAAGCAAACGTTTATCTAACTCCCTCTTTATCAAAAGAGAAGCTACAGACTTTAGCTCATTAGCTATAGCTCTGTCAGATATTAGATTATCACTTGATAATAGTTTAAAACTGGTCCTTATTTGGGATACAGCTTCTCTTAAAGTTGGCATTACATTACTTCTTTATAAATATCAGTTAATGAATTATTCTCCTCTATGAGGAATGCGGTCATCTCTGATTTAGTTGTGGTATACCCGTTTTGAGAATCCCACTTTGAAACACTTTTAGATAGAGCCGGTAACCTAAAAAACTTCATACCCCCAATATCTCTTGACAACTCACTATGCTTATCTCCTGTAAAAATTAGGAAGTTATCGCACTCAGACCACTGATCCTTAAACTCTATAGGAAAGTTTTGGGCCAATTTTTCAGGCTTCATTACATCTCCATGATTAAAGGCCATTGCCGTATTTGAGTATTTTATATACTTTGTGTAGTCAGGTGATATATCAAATGACACATTCTTTTGATTCCTAAAGTATACCTGTAACCAACTTACCATATGCCATCCTACATACTCATCATGATTACCCGGAATATAAAGTACTTCAAGTTCATCTGTGTACTCAAGAAGTTTGGTAATTATAGAGGCTTCATGTTGACAAATTAATTGAAAACCTAGTTGATATGGAAGTATATTTTGTTGGGGTGTAAACTTTACTGTGGCATTTGTCCATTCTGAGTTAAACTCATCAGAACCAATTATATATACTACCTTTTGGAGATTTGAGGATAAAGATGCCTTCTTAAGAATCTTTACCATTTTATGCTCTATAGAATCAAATCTGTCTGCAATATTATTCTCACCATTTATATCATACTTATTAAGGTGAGAATCTTGTTTATTAAAAACCAGGCAGGTATTTGTAAATTCTATCTCTTTCTTTTGTTTCTTTATTTCAGGAGATGCCGGTTTATATGTCTTTAGGAATTCTAAGAAGTCCTCCTTAAGGTTGATTGTGTCTTTCTTCTTCTCAGAGAAGAGGGCAGATACTTGGTAACCTTTGCCTTTTTGCTTTGACCAATACTGGGATAGCTTCCATTTATTAAGATCTATCTTATGGTCATTTATAACATCTTCTACTGTAGGAGGTTTTTCATAGTAGTAGCTTATATTGTAGGTACCGTTATCAAAATTCATCTTCTCATAGTTAGAAGAATTATCTTTTTCCGGCCTTACATAGTGACCATCCTCCAGCCTTATTTCCTTATATAAAGAGATTACCTCATCAACAGTAATTCCTATTTGAGAGGAATACCACTCAAAACTCTTCTTTCTTGGGATAAGATGCCTGAGATGATCCTTTTTAGTTTTAAAACCCATTAGTATGTAGTTTAACTACAAAGATAAATACTTTTTTCAATATAACCAAAGATAAATAGCAAAATTTCGTTATTCAAAAGGTATTTTGAAAGATTTGTTATTAAAAATTATTAAAAACTAAAATAGCCCCTATACAGAGGCTATTAAAAATTCATATCTTTTTACTTATTAACAAGGTTATCATTAACTCCATCTGCCTTCTTATTAAAGTAATAACCGGCTACAAAACCTGCTAATCCATACATATTACCTACAATTAAGATAGCAAGGTCTTTATCTGCCACCTTACAACATAATGAAATACTTGATATAACAATAAGACCAACTATAATAAGAAGAGCTATAATAGAACCTATTGAAGCTTTTGAGAAGTTGAATAGTAAATTCTTCATATATTATTTATTTACCTTGTCTACGATATTTAGATACTGCTTTGTCTTTTGGTCCTGCAAACTTTTTATACCTACGACCTTTGCGTTTACCAAAGGTTACTTTTAATTTCTCAGAAGAGGATTTAACTTTTGCCATTTATTAAATTTTATTTATATGAGAGTAAAAAGGAAGGGGGAATAATCCCCCTTCAAGTCCCCAATCAATGAGTAAAACCAACAAAACTCATGAAGGGGTAAGTGTTATGACGATAAGGTGACTTTTACAACAAACTGTGTAACACCTGTACCATATATAAATGGATTAATAGAAATTGTAGCACCGGCACCTAATGTACCTGATTGAGAAGAAGAACCTGGTACAGTAGCACCTAAAGTATCTTGCACCTCTACAGTATAGTTAGTACCTGCAGCATTATTATTAGTAAGGCTAAATGCTCCTTGAAGAGTTGTGTTTGGTGAAGTTACTGTATACCAACCTGTATCAAATGTTACATCATCTAGTACTGTATTAGCATTGTAGAATGTAGCAGTTGGACTAATCTGAGTAAGAGTAATTGTATTATCCTGAGGATCTCCTGAAGCAACAATTCTTAACATTACTTGCTTAGGATTATTACTAGCACAAGGTTGACAATCACAAACCATAGCACAGAATGCAGCAGATAAGGTTGGGTCTGATTGAATTGCATCAAGGAGATTAGTTGCTAAATTTGTATAATTTATAGATGGGGTAAGATCTACCTTCTCAGTACCTGAGTTATAAGATTCTGTAATAGTTATAGAAGATGTAATATCACTTTGACCTTCTACCTTATCTATTAAATAACCAGCAGAAGCATCACCTGCATCAGCCTTAACTAATTTATCTTCGGCAGTACAATCAATAATTACAGTACCTGGGGCAGTAATAGTGTCAAATGACATATTAGTGCCAGCAGTCATCTTATTAAGAAGATAATCAGGGTTTGTATCTCCTGAATTAAGTGCAACAAACTTATCAGTTATTCCAAGTGAGGGGTTTAACTCAAGGTATATACCTGAGCAAGGATCTCCTGGAGTATAATATGATGTAGTAAATTGAGTAGTATCAAATGCTACTATCCTTTGTTGATAAGTTGTATTTAAGTATGATAATATAGTATTGAATACAGAGTATAAATCTGCACCTCCTCCAGGATTAGGGTTAGTTATACATGATGTATAAGTTACATCATCTATATCAAATGTAGGAGAGGTACAAGCTAAATCCCTAATCTTAACTACAGTATCATATAAAGAATCAGTTGTAGTAACCGGAGCTGCTAAACAAGAGCCAACATTATTAAATGTAGGTAATACTGTTATAGTACTAACTTGAGACTTAAGATCGCATATTTGATCAAGTACTATATTAAATGCATCTGTAATGTTTGTAGGTGCTGATATTACAGTATAGCATTGATTCCAGTTAGCTGATGAAGGGTCTATACTTGCATCTACTGTACATAAAGCATTAATGACCTTAGTTATAGCTTGATTTAAAGTATCAGAATTAACTATACCTAAACTAGTACATGATATAAAACCAGGATTGTTAATAGCATCTATCTGATTCTGTAAGTTAGTTATACCGCTTGTATAAGTTGTACTTGCAAAAACACTAAAATCAGTTGATAGGTCACAAACATATTGAGAGATTGTCTCTGCAAAAGTCTGAGCACTATTTATGGTCTCTATATCTGATAGACAATAATAATTAAAGTCTGCCCAGTTAGTTCCACCAAGTGCACCTATCGTAGCATCTATATTAGATAATATAGTCTGAAGATCAGTATTACTATAAGTAACTATGTTTAACAGGTTTGGTCCTGTATACAGAACATTCTGTGCATCTACCTGATTAGTAGAGCATGAACCTGGTGTAGTAGGACAACCTGGAAAACTATAGGTAAAATAGGTTGGTGTGTTTGAATTACAGTTATTACAACTCATCTATATATTGTTAATTTTTTATTAGTAAGTTCTTACAATCCAGTAACCATAGATAGTAGGAGGCCTATTCTCGTGTTTTTGATTTCCACCAGTAGAACCTATTGATACATTAGCATAACCAGTACCTGTCTGACTTGATTGATTATTTACCTGTGATGTATAATTACTGGTATTACTTCCTCCTGCTGGTTGGAATGCTCCTCCAGTATTGGTACTGTGAGTGTGGCCTGAGTCTGAGGCACTGTGATTATGAGAAGGCATTTGAGGTACAGTAAGTTGTACTTTATAATCACCTTTTCTATCTAAAATTGCAGTATTTATATCAGGATCATTTTGTGCAGTAGGATTAACTTGATATATAAGAGTGTTACCATTTATACCAGGCAATGAAGTTGCTCCGGCTGCTGTGTAACCTCTCATATCAGGGGTATTATTAAAACCATTACATATATACCACCCATCCATATAAGTTCCTGGGATACCCTTACCTGAACTATCAAAGTTAGACAAAGGAGCATAACTCCACTGAGGGGTAAATAATGGTACAAATCCTACAATCTGAACCGATGTACTAGAACCGCTACCTGTAACTATAGTTCCTTTATTTTGATTTGACCATATATGTGTTCCTATATAGTTACCTACACGATTATCAATAGTTTGTGCAAGATTTCCATTTTCTAGTTGAGAAGTAAGATTATCTACTTGAGACTTAAGATCGCATACTTCATTAACTACAGCTTGTAATAATGATTCTGTTGTATAAGTCCCGGGAGCTAAGCACTTAGGATCATAATTATATGGAGTATTTATCTGAGTAGTTAAATTATCTACAAGTTGCTTTAATGTACAATTAGAGTCAAACAATACCTGAAGGAGTACATCTAAAGTTTTATCTTTTCCTATAAGCTGTTGTGACATAAATGTACAACCCGGTGTAATAGAAGACAATTCTATACCAGTGCCATCAGTAATAGTTAATAACTTAGTAATCACTGCAGTTTCTACTTCAGTAAGAGTATCACCGGTACATATCCCTAACAAAGGAACTGCCTCACCTTGCCATATAGTACAATTAGAAGTAGTAACTATTGGACAAATATTTTTTAAAGAACTATTAGTACAGCCTGAGCCCATATTAACAAAGAGAATTAGTTAGTTTGCGAATTTTTGAGATAACCTGATTTACATTTACATCACACATCCAATCTGCATTATTTACAACACTTCTTAGTATATCTTTATATACTATAATGTCTTCATAAGCATCATAATTGATATTTGTATTAAAACCAAATCTTATATTATTGAGTTGTTCAAGACCATATTGTGCAATCTTTTTGTCTATTACCTCAAAAAGATCACACAACGGAGTCTTACAACTTTTTTCAACAGAAGGGTTTATAAACATTAATTAGGTTTGACTTTTGTTTTACCATAACAGCTTGGACATAAACCGTTGGTAGTTTGACATTGCTTGATTGATTTTCCACAACCTTTACATTTTACTTGACCGCAGCCCATATATTTGGTTTTATTAGTTACATTCGCAAGGTTTGATCTTATCTAATAATGACCATGCTTTTGTATACATATCCATTGCTGAGATAATATCACACTGATTTGCTGCTGCAACACTGCCGTCTATTAACAATCGTATATTACGAAGTTGTTCTTTAAATCTTGATCTTAAAGTACCATTACACTCACAAGAAGCATCTACTGATAAAAATATTCTCTCATACTTAGCTACTATTTGAGCTATGCGCATGAAAGATTTCTCTACCCAAGTTGTAGCATTTGGTGCTACAGAGTACTTCATTGTGTACACTCCATCAGGGAGTGGCATTGGTTCTAAGCCACAAGCTATATTAAAATGATCAGCAGTGTATATATTTACAGCACGAGGAGTAAATACAACATTTACTTTATTCCATCCTCCCGGAGGAGTAATTTCCATTGATACATTTGTAGGTGCTACTGCATAATTACTCAAATCTATAACTCCTAGAGAAGTTACAGCATATGTATCTAATAAAGTAAAATCTAAACTTGTAGTAGCCATTAATCTTTAAATTGAAATGAATTATTTCTAGCAAGCCATCCTTTTAAGAATACTTGTTGAGAAGAGTCTGTTCTAACTATTGCATAATAAAAATCTTCTCTACTTTTCTTTAGTGTGGTAAATAGTTTTGCTGAATCAATAGCATTTATTGCCTGAATTGTAGCAGGACCTATTACCCCATCTGATTTTATACTTGGAGGTAAAAGTTGTTGAACTTTTTTTACAGCTTTTGCTGGCCCAGAGTTATAGCCCCAATCAAACAAAAACTCAGCTATAGACTGAGAATTTATTTTGTCTCCACCAACCTTATCCCAATATAATTTTTTAGCTAATTTTTTTACATCATCCTTGGTAATCTTCTTAAGATCCTGGATGTCTATGTCACCATCACCATCTTTATCATAACCAACTCTTATCCATGTTTCCAGCGTAACACCCATATTAGTGGCACCACCTCTGTCATATTGGTTATCCACAAAACCTCCTTCATGTCTGAGGAGTACATCGAAGTACTTATCGAAGTTTGCCATTTTTTCATTGAAAGAAAAAAGAGGAAGGAAGTATCTGTTTCCAGGCTCCCTTCCTCTATGGGTTTAAAGTTAAATTATTAAATTAAGGTAGTGTAGTAGTAGTAGTAGTAAATACCTCAGGGCTTTCGTCAGTTGGAGAACCAAAGAATGCAATTACTACATCTATAAAGTTAGTATTACTAGAACTTTGAGGAACTGCTAAGATTACACGATAGTTTTGCTTAACACTTGGGTTCCAAGCCTCATCTACTGGGGATGTAAACTCAAGATAGAAAGTATCATAAACCTCGTTAGGTTCTACTAGAGATACGAAGCCATTGTTCCAGATATCCCATTTGAACAGATGCTTAGCAATTGGTGGTACACGATAGCTATGGTAATCCTTCTCCAATTTAGCAATCTCTGCAGACAAACCTATTGGGTAACTACGTTCTTGAACTGTAGTAACAGTTGCAAAAGGATCACAGTTATTCCATACATTATAGTCTTGAGTAGTCTCAGGACCTTTGTAAGCCCATGCCCAGAATTTAATCTGATCATATTGGTAAGGAAAAGCTGAAGGATCACAACGAGTAGGATCTGGAGCTATTGGAAGAGCATTAATTCGTAAGAAATAACCTCCCATAGTAGGCATTTTTTCAGCTACTAAGAATTGATTAACCAGAATATCAGCATTAATTTTAGCTACATATGCATCTATCAAAGCCTCTGTATCAACAGTATCACAAGGATCATCACCACAATCACAACAAGGAGTTGTAATAGTCCATGAACGAGTTAAACCATTGAAGAAACCTGTGTTTGCATAGAATGACCTAATACGTACAGAGATAGTAACATCTTCACTACATTTAGCAGCAAAATCTGTGATATCTATAATCTGATCAACAACAGATGCATTACCGGCAACTGCGTACCAATTAACTACATTTTTCTTATAAATCTTATCAGAACGTACTGAACCTACACCTGGCATAGTAGGTTCTTCATTACCTTGACATATATAAACATAAGGAATGTTAGTCAAGTTACCTGTAGTTGCAATTGAGTAGTCAGGGCGAAATACACCAATCTGACCAGCCGACAAATTGTCTGTGCTACCTGTTGTAGGGTAAACATTAGTACTTGGTACTACAAAGAGTAAAGTAGGAGCAAAATCCATTTTATTTTCGGAATTTTAAGTATTAAATAATTTATTCGTTAATTTTATTCTTAAGAGCACCAAACTCAACTTGAGGAGTGTTCTCTGTTTCCATTGCAAGTTCAAGGACTGTTAAGTCTAAAAGCTCATCTGCCAGATAATCAGGCAATTCACTATCTTGAGTTGTAGAAGGGGTTCCATCAAACTTTATATATCCCTCATAATCAATCAGTTGTGGGTATCTAATATATGACAAACTAATATTGTCAACATTAAAGGTTCCATCAGTATATACTGTAATCTTATTATCAGATATAACAGCTATACTCTCTTGATACTCAAATGAAGGTATGTAGTTCTTATTGCCCATATAAGTGGACAAATCACCGTGCTTAATTATCTTTGAGATATACAGAGGTCTTCCGGAACATTGACCTTTAGTACATAGAGCAAAAAGGTCAAGGGGTAACATGTATTTCTCCTTTAGGAGATTTAAGTTTCCACTAAAGGAACTGTAAGCACCATTTGATGTATTTACTACAGATAGTTGTTCAAAAGTTTCAACCAAAACCTGTAGGTCTTCATATCTTTTCTTAAAGGAGTCTAAGCCTAAGTTATAATTATTATTAGTACTTATCTTCCTTTTTATAAGTTTTATTTGAGCTTCATTGAGAGCTAAGATTTTGTCTTCCAGAGGTATATTTTGATGCTCTGATGACACTTTCTTATTTAGCTTCATGTCAATCTTATAGAGCAAATCTTTTACTGGAATCATCTTAAACCTCCATTAACTGTTTAGCTTTTATTCTTTCTTCAAGGGCAAGGTATTCATCTTGATTTTTAGGATCAATCAGATACTCTAAAGCAGCATCTTCATTAACACCTATCTTAACATCCCCATCATATACAGCACTTTTATTCTTACGATATACATTAAGCAGCAAAGCTCTTTTAATAATGTACTTCATACTTAAGGTTTCATCTGAAACTTTGGCTATGGCATTGAAGAGATTTATATTTGTCTTATCTCCTTTTGCGCTCTCCTGTATGAAGTTATCAAGAGCATTGTAAATCATCTCAGGTTTAGAGTTCGAAGTTACTGGAAGACCTAACAATATAGCAACTTTTAATTGCTTTGTAGGATTCATATCTAATAATTCAGCAATTGCTTTATTAATTAAAGTTTTTTGCTCATATATTATACCTGATTCAAACTCCTCATCTTTAACATAATATGTACACTGAGAAGGAATTGGACAACGTGGTGTCTTTATACCTTTCTGCCATGTATTGTATGAAGGAGCTATTGTAGGATAAACTCGTAACCAATGATAAGTTATTGATTCAAATGCATCTGAGAGATTAAACTTATTATCATCATCTATCAGTTTGATCATTCTAGCCCTCTCATTAGTGTTATACAAATCGACATTCATCATATCTGTATAAAAATCACTCTTAGGACTTAAGTTTAATCCGGTAGCTAATTCTAATTCCTCCTTTATAGCAGTTACATATGCTCGCTCTTTAGCTGCTTCACTTGGAGAAATCTTCGCCATTTGACGAATATAAAGTGCATCAGGATCTAAACCATTTCTATAAGTACCATCCTTCTCTTTATAAGGAAATAGTGTGATACCACAAGTAGGCCATTTTGTTAGACCTTCTCTAGATAATGAAGCTGATAACGTATAGCCTTGTTGAGAGCTATGTTGCTTTTTGATAGGAGAAATTATACCTATTTTGCCCATGTTGTAATTATTATTTTATTTGGTTTTATAGTACCTACAGCAGTAACGAACTGCAAAGATTCTTAGTCTGTAGGTAAAAGGGTGCAGGGGGTTCCTTAAAGTGGGGAAGTTTGAGGTTCCCCCTGCGGTGGGTTGTATCTTACAGGATACTTTATATATTAGTACTGAGGGATTTCCTCAATTATAACTGTGCGAGAAAGATCTTCTACGAACAAGTCAGCACGGTCTTCCATCCAGATTTTGTAACCAGGATCCATAGATGCAGAACTCATACCTTGAGAAGCTGCAAAACCTAAGTGATGTGCACGACCATCTACATAACCCCAAGTCATTGAAGGAGCACCTTTCAAACGTACTTCACGTACATTATTCTTAGGAGTACCATCACCTTCAGGAGAGATGTCGAATACCAAGAATACCGGAGTAGACTTTTTGTTTTGACCATATTCTGAGTTAGTTTGAGGCTCATCCAACTCTTTCAAGTGAACTAACTCAATCTTACCAGATTCCATAGTAACTACAGATTCAAATGCATAGTTAATAGTCATATTCTGGCCAGAACCTTGGATAAAACGCTCATCAGCTATAATAGTCAAACCTGAGTTAAGAGCGTCTTTTTTAGCTGCTTGACGGAAAACCTCAATACCAGCTTCATTGGTATAAACCTTAACCTTACGGTCTTTAATATCCACCCTACGGTAGAAAAGGTCACCAAATACATTACGCATGATGTTGATAGAGAATTCTCCACGAGGATACTGTACTAAGTTACCATTATGGCGCATCTTCCAATACAGACCTTCAACAGCCTTTTTAACTTCTTGTTGTGAACCACCGGTTTTAGCAGTACCTGGTTTACCCCAGATCATACGCTTAACCTTAGTGTCCATCATCCATTTACGCATTTGAGTTTCCACGAATGGTTCCCAACGCATGTCCAGGATTTGAGGGGTAGCTATTTCATTGTTACGGTATTTAGTGTATACCATCAAATCCAAAGGCTTACCATTTTTATCTTTCATTGTACGTTGATCAGCCCACTTAGTTACAGTATGTTCAATACCATAAGCAGCAGAAAGAGATTCATACAAAGTGATTGATTGACCTAACTCAGGAAGACCTGATAATTTTTGGTCAAATTCACCAACTAATGTATCAACGTGCATGAACTGAATACCAAGTTGTAACCAAGTATCATCAACATAATCAGTAAGAGGAGAGTCAGTTACAAGAGTAACAGTATACAACCAACCTACTGAATATGGTTCAGGGTCTTTAGTTATATAGAAGTTAGGACCATACCTACGATCAGATGTAATTACATCATGAATAAAGAATGCCTTACGATCTAAAACTATTTGGAATTCTTGACCATCTATACCAGGGCGATTTAAATTAGCAGTACTATCTGGTAAAGCGACTAATGCAGGGTATTGATAGGGAACACCTATCTTCCATTGCCAATAATCTGTATCTGGGAAATAAGGAGTTGACTGATTGATCATTTGAAGGAAATCATTGTTGTACATCGCAGTCTGCGTATACAATGTGATGATTTTCTTATCATAATCACTCGGCTCCATCATGTGCAGTGACTGCAAGTGATTGGTATCTGTTAATTTACCAATTGCACGGTTATCGAAAGAGGATACCCTCGTGGCTTCATAACCTACAAAACCTGGGTCTTTAGAAAATGCCATCTTATACTAAGATTTTTTTGTTATTTTAAATTAATCGAAAAATGATTTAGAAATTGGTGCTTGATGAGTCCTCTTAACTATTTTATCCTTTGTGGCTAACTTGTTAAATAACTCATTATTTTTTTCAGATGCTAACTTATTCTTTACTTTAGATAGATCCATCTTATTCTTAAGGAGAAGAGCTACTTTTACTTTTAACTCATAGTTTTCTGGTTTACGAAGTTCTAATAAATCCTTATCAAACTCTGTTAACCTTTCTCCTGAAGGCATTTGCCATTTAGAGTCATCTGTTAGGTAACTAAATGTCTCTCTGGCAATTTTATCACTAACTGGGATACCATCAAACTCTTTTGTTTTGAGTTTATCAGCAAGGATTTGATTCATTTGCTGAACATAGTATTGTTTATATTGGAGTTTCTGCTTTTCTTGAGAAGCCCTTTCGGCAACTAACTCTTGCATCTCAGCTTCCTCTTGTTCAACAAGAGTAGTATGAAAGTCTGCAGCTTCCTCCTCTAAATCACCAGTGTCTATTAAACGTTGTAATTTTTTCTCAACTTTATCAGTTGGTAGACCTTGTCTACGATAGAATTCTCTAACTACTGATTTTTGATTATCTTCTACTGATAGATCAAGTTCTTTAACTGTCTCTAACTCAGCATATTTTGATAGGTACTCTTGTGGAGATACTCCTTGTACAAAGATTGAGTTAAATACATCCAGGCCTTCTTGACCATATTTAGATGTAATAAAACTATATATTTGAGATTGTGCTTGACTCTGTATCTCCTTTATGAACTTATCTTTAAATTGTTCTGGAGTAGTTATTGTTTCTTCTTCACCCTCTTCTCCTTGAGAGAAGATACCTAAAGATGTTAGCTCTTCAGCAAGGACTTGAAATGTATTCTCTTCAGGAGAATCTTTCTTTGTAGATGAAGGTTGATCAACAACTTCTTCCTCACTATCCTCTTCTTCAGACTCTTCTTTTTTAGGAGTACCAAATAGTAATTCAGCAACTTCCTCTGGGTCTGTAGTTTCCTGTGTTGAAACAACTTCTTTTTTATCTTCTTTCTTCTCTTCCTTCTTAGGTTCTTCCTTTACAGGTTGAATATCTTCCGGATTAGAAGTAGCAGATGGGCCTCCAAATAATATATCAGACGTATCTACATCAGATATAACACTAGTACCCTGAATACCGAAGTCTTCTCTATTTAAGTCTATATTAATAGACTCAGTCTGTGTACTCGGACCTACCATATTGTAATTAGATTATTTTGGTTTTATCAGAAATGATAATGTAAAAGTATATTAAATAATTATATTTTCCAAATTTTTAAAGCATAAGTGGTTGAAAAAAAGCACATGTTATAGCATAAACTTTTTTACTATTAATTATTAGGATTGTCTTTTTCCTCAAAATCATCATAATCAAGTTCACTCACCCTTTTATTAAAGGTATCAAAGGCTTCTTTTATAACCATTTGAGGTCTCTCATCATAAAATGAGAGCACTAACTTATTATCAGTAAGGGCATAAAAGTCTGCCACATCCTCTGTTCTAATGGCACAAGATGCCCAATATAACTCTTGATGTGAAGGGTCTATATCAAGAGCGATTAGATCCTCATCAACATCCTTTTTTCTAGCTCTTACTTGAATCCACATAATTATTTCTTTTTAGGAGGTTTAGATCTACCCTTAGCATTTTCCTTTGCTACAGCCAAATCATTCTTCATATTCTCTCTCTGAACTTGAATCTTCTCCTTCTCTAACTGCATCTTCTGCTGAGATTCCTGCATCTTACCCATTATCTCCTGCTCTTTAGCTTGAAGTTCACGAAGTTTAATGTTATAGTCAGTGGTAGCCTTACTTGATTCCATGCTAAGCCGTTGAGTCTCAAGTACATCTGGAACAGTGTTTGCATTTATATCCTCAGAACCAACTTTACCAAAACCGGTAGCCTGAATAATAGCTATACGTTCTTTAGATATACGATCTAATTGTTTTTGGTAAGCCTCAAACTCTTGTTCAGCTTGAGATAGTGTCATCTCTGTCTGACGTTGTTGCTCAGCAATCTGCTGTTGTTGTTGAAGTTTTTGTTCCTCCATTTGTTGAGCTTGTTGCTGCATAGCTTGTTTCTTCTCCTCAAAAGTCTTAAGGAGGTCACTAATCTTACGGATAGATTTAGTGTTAAACATAGCAGATGCCTCATAAGGACTCATACCATTTTGAAGCATAGATTGAGCCAATGACCTAAACTCTCTAAGGTTTTGAACATCATCAGCTCTAGAGGTAGCAAATACCCAAAGGTCTCTACCCTTAAGTTCTGAACCATTTATACTTACAAAACTTTGTTCTCCTTCAGTGGATAAGAAACGTAGGTTTGATGTTGGTTTATGAGATTCTATATACAAGGCTGCATCTAACATTGCCTGATATACTTTATTAAGAGTATACTCATGTTGTGCAAACCATGGCTCTGTTTGAGAGTGGGACTGAGATATTGCTGTATTTACACCAGTAGCTGTCTCTGTTGCCTTAAGTTCACCAAGACGTTGCTCAGATAGACCTACCATTTTCCAACACTCATTTCTCATCTCTACTGCGAAGTTATAGTAAGCCTGTAACTCGTTAGCCCTAGATAAGTTAAGTGCTGTGTGTTGATTAAATGATGAGGGAGCTTTTAGGTTCTCCGGAGAGTCATCTATAAATACTATACCCTTCTCACGAGCTTCAGTTTCCCATACCTCAAGAGCATCTTGATGATCACCATCTTTAGGTACCGGTATATGACGAATAGAAGTAAGGAATACCATACCCATATCCTTCTCTGTCAAACGGAATAAACGGTTAACTGCAACATCATAAAGCATTTGAAAGTGCTTCATCTGATCTACTAAAGATTTAGGTTCAACGTTCTTTATCTCAAATATAGAACCTATAATAGGACAGTAGTCCATTAACTCAAGAGGTTTTACATAATATACGTCAATACCTATCTTAACTCCTTGGTACCATTGATTAATCCAACCCCACTCTAATGAAAGTTGTTGAGGGTGATCCCCTGATTTATAATTCTCATCTATAAGAACTGTCTCCTCAACCCCATCCTCGTTTATATAGGTTAATTTACCTATCTTCTTCTTAGAGCACCAATATGCACGTACAACCATGTACTTATTACCAAATACACCAACATTTGTAGTTACACCAAGGAAATCATTTAAATCATCCCTATTATCTTGTTTAAACTCAGATTCTGCCATTAGACGATACTGATAAACAAGAGGGTCGTATACATCATACTGAACAGACTCAGCACCCGTTGACCTTGGTGAGACAAGATTAGATTCACGAGAGTTAATAAGGTATGCTTGTTGAGACATCTTACGAAGATGAATAATCTCCTCCTCTGTGAGTTTAAACTTATGGATTAGCTCTGATAACTCCATTATCTCAATACTACCGGCAGCATACGCACCTACCCCTTTATCCAAAGGATCTGATATATATTTTTGATCAGGTGATGTTAGGTACCAAACATTCTTTGGGTTAAGTACCTCAATAGCAAATCCTAACTCTGATGTATTTTCATATATATGATAAAACTCCCTGGCAGATATAAGAAAGTCCCTAAAGGCTTCCTCACTCTTCTCTTTCATGTTAAATCTTACCTTAAGACCCTCTATAACACGAGAACCCCATCTCTCAGCCATAGATGTATAGTCAGTAAGATATTCTTGAACCTTTTTCTGAGTCATTTGTTGTAACTCATCAGGAGTATCAATCTGAATACCTTGAGCAGCTAATATACCGGCCAACTTTGTTTGGGCAGTATCTATGATATACTGCTGAAGCATCTCAGTCCTAAACTGCATTTCTTCAGCCTTAGAGTAATCATCAAAAGCTTTTATTATTACATTATCAGGTCTTTTTGACATTTCTCCTGTAAGGGTATTAATTGCAGGAGTCATTATGTCATAGTGCTTTACGTATGATGGTAGATCTTCCTGTTCAAGTAATGTCTCTGTAAAAGACTGTAACTGCTTATCCTGATAAAAATCATCCCTACGTATAACACCCTTTATAAGTTCATAGTTCCTTACAAAGGTTTTACGATTACGTGTATATTGTTGGACTGCTACATTATAAAAATAATCCATGTTAGTCTTAATCCAATCATCTTCTTGCTTCTCTTTCTCAAGTACAAGTTGATTTGGGTAAAGATTCAGGAGATATTCCTGAGGAGCTTTATAATGTTTAGTATAATCTATTATAGGCATATTATCCGAATAATTTTTTTATAGAGTTCTTCTTTCTACTAAATATATCTATGTTACTTCCAAACACAGAGTTTTTTCTTTCTTGTTTAAATAATGAGTTTATCCTAGGGTCTGACTCTAATGAGGATATCCTAAGAATTGGATCTAAGTGAGCAGCCATAGCAAGGGCCAACTCAAAAGCTATTATTCTATCGGTGTTAGCCTCAGGATAAAATCTACTTATCTCATCTAATAATACAGGGTCAAATACCTTATTTACCCCAAGTACCTTACTGGTAACCACACCCTCATCATCTGTCTCAACACTAACTACTTGCTCAAGGTACTTCTTTAGGAGATCATGTAAGTGCTCAACAATCATTCTATTTGAACGGTGAACACCATACTCTCTCTTAACCTTAGAGCCGGGAGAAACTTCCTTAATCCAATCAGGTTGTCTCTCAAGGTATATAGGGGCTGCATTTATTCCCTTCATATACTCTATAAAGGAATACTCATCATTCTCCACAAGGGTTTTAGCATTGTAGAGTTCAATCAGAAGTCTTGCTTGTTCATGCCACTTCTCTTTATTATCAGGCCTAGCTACATAGTAGGCCACTATCATATCCTGAAACTTCTCTGAGAGAATATCATGTGTCCTCTTGAGGATATATACTGCTCCTAGAGACTCGGAGTATTCTGAGGTCATTTGACGGTAAGGATCGACTCCTCCTACATATAACCCTAAAGGAGGGTCCTTCATAGGTGCCTCAAATATAACTACTGGAGCATCTTTATCATCTGATGGTTTAGCCGGCCAGTTAGTAATTGGTTTTTTATTTGTGGGTTGAAGAAGGATTGAGTTATCAGCAGCCCTCTCTAAAAACACATTTCTCCCAATTATCTCATTATTAAATATCTTCTGACGTTGAATGCGAGCTGCATTACCATCAAACATATTATAAGAAGATGTCAGGAAACACTCTTCAGGAGTAAGGGGATAATACATCACAGTCTTTAGATAAGCCTGTTGATCATTTGCCTTCTTAGCTACCTCTCTATCCTTATGTATTAGTTTTAGTACCTTCTCTTCATTTGTCCTTTGGAACTTTAAGTTATAAAGCTCAGACTTCTTGGGTAGAGTAACATCCCTCTTATCCCTTAACCATTCTCCTAGAAGACAATCATCCTTACCCTCCATTCTATAAGTACCGGGTAAGAAGAACCCAAACTTCTTTGGTTCATCCTTGGACTCTATAGCTAGAAAGTTATAGGCCTCAGGATTAAGAAATATCTTCTCAGCATCATGACCCTTCTCAAAGGAACCACCTGTTCCTACAAGTAGAGGTGAACATCTCCAACCAAATGGGGATGTAAATGCCGGTATTGCAGCCTCAAGACACCTAAGAAATGGAAACTTTCCAATCTCATCTATGATGAACTCAAATGCAGTAATACCTGCTGCAGCCTCCGTATTATTACCATCATCAAAGTTACGTGGTAATATAGAGGAGAAAGGCATCCTAGTCCCATCGGGTGTCTTAATACCCATGGTAACCTGCCTCTTCCAATCATTTTCTATCCTAGTCCACCTAAAGTAGGGGTGAACGGCAGTTAAACCTTTATCTATCTTATCAGAGAGTAGTTTTAAGTCCTTGTCATTACCGGCAGAGATAACATTCTCTGAACCCTCAAAAAGACAAGCAGCCCTACCAATTATGGAGGACTCTATCTCAGAGTTATGTGTAGGTGTAAAACCATCTGTTAAAAATAAATGGTCATCATTATCTACTGTAATACAGGTTGCAAAATCTCTTCCTATATACCTAATATCTACAATTGATGTTTTTATAGACTTTGGAGTAGTGTGTAGTTTTATTCTGCTTAGTTTCCTACTTAATCTAAATACCGGTAAATTAGTATACAAGTAAATACTATAGGAATCTTTACAATTTACTAATATGTTATTCTTTTTATAACTTGCTTTCTTTTTTGTAATCTTAGCAGGAATACCCATACTCCTTACTAAAAAATAAACATCATCTATTAAATTTTTATTACTGTTAGAAAAACTTATAGTACCTCCCTTAGCGACAGTACCATCGCTATCCATTAATCCCTGAAGGAGGGCCAACCTCTTATCAAAAGAGTTATACAGATAATCTTTAGGTATATGCTTATTTAAAAATAAGTTATACTGGTTTAGACTATTGGTAATAATATTCTTAGTAGTTGGGTTACCACCTCTTTTTCCTGATGTAATTAGGTATGTACAATCTCCATCTAATTTAACCTCTAGATTATTTTTGGTGGAGTAATCTTTGATATAATCTACAACTTGCTTATCTATATTAGTTATTCTCACATCTCTAGAACCCCCATCACCTAACCACAACCCTAAAAAATAAGGGTCTAAAAAAACATCTTTTTCAGTATACTGAACAACAGAGTTATTAGGTATTGAAAATCTCGTCTCCTCAATATGTCTTGTTACCTTATCCTTATACCCACTGTGAACTCTTTTATATTTGTACCTATCTTTTATCCACTTTAAATTTTCAACCCTCCAAGTCTGGGTATGTTTATCAAATACCCTCCATAGATGGTCCTCACAACATCTAATAATTCTACCATCAAGAAGTTCTACTTCATATATATCTTTCTCTCCCTGAGGAAAAACTCCTGTTACCGTTGTTAGTTTACCATCTGCTCCATATATACTATCCCCTACTATTACCTCACCTATAGTTATTTCTCCCCCATCTTTATATAAGATAGAGTCATTTCTAAGAGCTTTTGCAAAACGTCTGGTACCTACTGCAATTAAACCCTTTCTCTCATCTTTAGCCTTCTTCCTAACCTCTGCAAATTCCCACTCATTATCACGAAGGAGAGGATTCTTAAACTTACGAAGAAGAGCCTTAGTTATAGGGTTCTCCTCATCTATATATATGTTCCAGTGGTTTGTATGCCAATAGAGCCAACCATCAATATATACTCCATTAACGGTAAAGCCATTCTCTATCTTTCTACGTTCCTCCTCAAAGAAAGGTTCATACTCCTGAGATAATTTATCAGGAATAGACTTCATATTAATGAAGAACTCACTGGATGTAGATAACATTATTAATCCTCCTTTTTAACAAACCTGGCCATCATACCACCATCAATAGTCTTTCCACCTCTAGCCTCTAATCTCTTCTCTTCAGCCTCCCTCATACTATTAACCTCCTTTAGGAGAGCAAGGTATTCCTTCATAGTATCCCGGATAGACTTTATCTGAGACTCTATTGAGGCTACCACCATTGGCATTGTTCCTCCTCCTTTGGTAGGTTTCCACTCTATACGATCCTTTAGGTTAGGTATAGGATTATTATCCATATACTCCTTCCACTCTCCTAACTTAGTTTCTGCCCAATCAAGTTCCGCCTCTATGTATACACTTTGTTTCTTAGTAGCCATCTTCTTCTTCCTCCTCCCCTTCTCTATTATTTATACCCTTCATCAATCCCTCAAGAGTCATTGACTCCTCTATGATCTTATCAATAGGTACATTTAGGTTTCTATTTCCTGTTACCACTATATCTAACTCTTTCTCAGATTTATATTTCTTACAGATATTCTCAAACTCTTTGTCTGATACCCCATCAAAGTTACAGTTATAATCTGAGAGCATTATAGCAAGATGTTGGGATACTGTCTCTTCAGGATACATTTTAAATATCTCCTTTAGGTGGTTAACAATCTGGCTCTTATAATTTATCTTGCCCATACGGTACCCATTTTGGAGTTAAGATTGATTCCGGATTATTATGATTATGGGAGTATATCCCACAATAACAAGTTAAACAGGCTGTCTTAGCATTTATGGGGCACCCACACATAGAACATACATTCTTAGTGGTAGAACCCTCCATATTAGAGGTATTATAGGGACAAGATTGACATATCAACCTACGTCTCACTATCTCCTCCTGTTGGTCTTGAGGAAGATCCCCGTACTTCATCTTTACAGAGTTAACGTGCCCCTCCACTACCTTATCTATATTAGCTATTCCCTCCGGAAGTGCCTTCAGGATATTTATCAGGTTCATTATCGTCAAATATTATATTGGTTTTATAATCATTTTGTTCCGGGGTTAGGATAGACTGTGCTGGTACAAACCCACAAACAGTATTCTCTGTATCCTGATCACAGGCCTTCTTTAGGAATATATGATCATCTGACCAAGACTCCTTATCATCTTCAGTAACCCCAACTAACCGACCCTTATTATTAAAGTTAACAAACTCATAGAAGGGTAAGTAGTAGACAGATTGGTTCTCTACCCCTACAATTATACACTTTACCCCATTTACGTGGATTATACTTCCTTGTCCAATTTCCCTAATCATCAGTTGTCATTTTAGTTTTTAGGTACTCTATATCTGCAACGGTTGTCTTTAGCTTTAACTCCAGAGCTTTCCTGGTCCTCTCATCAGTCTCAATCTTTAACTTCTTAGTGTGAGAATCCCGATAACTAATCAGTACCCTCATTTTACTCTTCATTGCCAGCTTCCTAAGAGAAAACTTACAGAGACCGGTAACTTCTACCTCCTTATTAGAGGAGAGGGCCTTATTACTAGTCTTCCACTGATGATGAGCAACTGCCTCAACAACAGAGAGGGGTAACTCTACCTGGGTAGCGGTATCCTCTAATATCTTAGTTGGTATCTTCTGTTCTGTCATTAATCGGTTGATTATCAGTCACTAACTTTATCTCTAACCTAATATCCTCCTTAAAGTCAATCAGGATCTTAGGGTTTACCCTCATCTTCTTATTATCATCCTTTACCAGAAGACCTTGCTTCCTTAGCTTAGGGAGAATAGTATTCAGATAATTCTCAGAGAGATTAAACTTCTCTAAGAACTCACCTCTCAGTGGGGGTGTGGATAATGTCCCATTGACAGCAGAGAAGGCCACCAGGTCTAACTCTGTAGGAGAGAGGTGCATACCATTTATACTAAAGAGCATAGCATAGTAAACCTTCGCCTTCTCAAAGGGAGTCTTATAATTTTTCCTGATTTCCTGTTTAAGTGCCACCTTGTAGTTAATTGGTTTGTTATGCAAAGATATAACAATAAAACATAAATAACAAAATACTTTTATGTACTAATGCTATAACATGCCCTATTTTTTATTAAAGAAAGCATCTAATTTCTCTTGGAACTCCTCTATTGAGCAAGCTACCTGAATCTCAGTACCTGTATTAAGTACTATATCCACTACATCAAACATAGGGTTATCTGGGTTACTGATAGATTCCTCCATAGAGTAAGCCTGATTAAAGATAGATATCTGTGTAGGGTCTACAAAGATCTTCACATACTGAGGAGTTGGGGGCTCATTATTATATACGGCTTTTTGTAAGGCCTTCCACTCTTCACCCTCATCTTCTTCCTCACCCTGAGATTCCTCTAACTGAGCCCTCATATACTTAAGGAGTTGACCATGTGGGTAGATCTTAGTAGTAAACCCAATAAACTTATTACTTATCATCATATCATATAAATTATATCTCAAAGATAGGGGGTAAATATCAAAAAACCAAATATTCTTCCCTTAAGGAGGAGAGAAAAACGCAGACACCACTCCTGGTTTATCTGCTTCTCCTTCTTCTCTTGTGCTTTCAGCACCGAAGGGCAGAACAAAAAAACGGAATTTTCTCCACATTAACAAATATTTGTTTCTCTAAAGTGTGTAGTAAACTAAGTAGGGGGGTACCTATATAAACACTCCCCTCCCTAAGGGGTAAATAAAGTGGCCCCCGGCCTTATACCCCTATAAAATTTTTTTTTGAGGTATGTGCCCCACAGTATGTACAAATTATATTACCACTTGTGTGCTGACACCCCGGTGTAAATTTCGAGTTGACGGGTATCCCGTCATTATTCATTAACAATCTAAAAAATTACAAAATGTTGTACACAGAATTAAAAAGCCAATTCGTACAGACCAACGATTCACAGAACAGTAACTATCGTCTGTTCAACACTTGCGAGAATCTCCTGAAGGAGTTTCCTAAGTACTTCCTTGACACTAACAGGAACTTCGTAACCTTCGTTAGTGCAGACGGTAAAGAGCGTATTACTGCGTTATTTAGCAGCAGGTTGCGTAAGGAAGTTGCAGCAGGGAACATTAATGTTCAAATGCAGCTTAAGCACTTGAGTGTTGCTGTTGTTACTTATCCAGAAAGCGTGGATAACAACGGTGTTCTACGCCCTGAAAGAGACGGTTTAGTGCTTAGCCTTCCAGAAGGTTACACTCAAGCATTTGACAGCAAGCTTGCACTTGCATCTAAGGCAGAACGCCCCAAGAGCAACGTGAGCTTCGCAGCACTTAATGCTGTCATCGGCAAATAGTTGCACAGCGAGTCTCCCCTCAGTGGGGAGCTCCTGTTACCTACATAACGAGGGTTTCTCATTGCGAGAAGCCCTTGTTTTTATATGTGGGTAGGGTTACAGAGTAATGTTTGGGTGGGATTTTTATAATTAATCAATAAAGAAAAAGATATGGTATTCTTATTATTACTACTACTATATATGATTCTTCGTGGAGGAGAGGGTAATTCTTAGTTCTCCTTTAGGGTAAATGAAACTGATTTTCAATTCAAGCCCGGGAAATTTTAGAAATTATTAAACTTTTAGTTTCATTTTATTATATTTGAGGTATGAAAAACAACATTAATATTACTGTTTGTAGTAAAAAAACCATCCTTCAGATGATAAAAGAGTCTAAAATAACTAAGAAGGACATAGCAAAGAGGTTATCTATATCTTCTCAAGGACTTAATAAGAGACTAAAAGACCCTGAGAACCTAACTATAAAACAACTAAGAGAACTATTATCCCTTATAGGAGGATATAATCTTACCTTAGTAGTTGAGAACTAGTATAATTCGTTGATAATCAATGAGTTATGTATATGTTTCATGTGGAACATTAGAGGGGTATGATCAATTGTGGATATAGAGGGTAATATCAAAATGATATAAAAATGCTATGGCTTTGAGGCGATATTATAGCGTAAACATAAACATATGAGTATAATTAAAGCAATTGATGATCTTATAGATAATGTAGAGGATCTGCTTGGAGGATGTGGTATATTTTCTCCTGTATCTACTGCAATGGAGTATAATCCTTCTTTGTCTTCTATAGGTGATTATGATGTTAGTCATGAGGGTGACTCTGTCTGGTTAAAGGTTTGTATAGACAGTGGGGATGCACATACTCGAAGTATTGAGAATTGTCTTTTAGTATTTAAGGAAACGTTTCCGGGATATATTAACTACTTTGTTGGTATTCAGGAGATTAATGGTATTCATGTAATAACTTTTTCTTTTGATCTATAATTAAAATATGATATACTTTAAATATGGACTCCTATGGAGTCTTTTTCTCTTATATGTACTAATGGGCTTAACTTCTTGTTACTACCCTAAACATGTGATAAAATCATATAAAAAAGGCTACTGTATTAAGACAGATACTACAGGAGGAAGACATTACTATACATCTAATTTAAGGGATTGTCCTTGGTAATAAAAATAAAACATTATGAGAAAAAATATATGCTGGGTCTCAGCACCAATACTTGTAATTTTAATGGGTATCATTAACAATTTGAGTGCTTTTGAGTGCTTTGTCTTAATACCTTTGTTTTACTTAGCATTAGAGAATTATATGGATGGAAATAAAGACTAAGGTCTTCAAAGCCTTTAGAAAAGGTGAAAACAGACCAAAATACGTAGCAAAGACAGAAGTAAATAAAAGAATTCACCAAATTGCCATATGGGAGAATGAGGATGGATCCTTATACCTAAAAATAACACCGGCATCGGCAACAACACTTAAAAAAAAATAATAATAAAGAAGGTTGCTTATATACTAATGGAGTTATTGACTATGTAAATAGGGCAGATAATTCATGTAGTAGATATATAAG